TTTAAATGGAATTATTTAAATCATATCAAAATTGATTTTTATAGATTTTTTACAATAAAATAAAAAACAAATTTTTATAAATTTTGATAATTTACTGCGGTATAAATCATATAAATTTATATAAAAATGAGCTTAGAATCAACGTTTATGACGAAGTATATAAAAATACCCATTTTTATATTTTTTGACTAAACTAATTTATATAAATTTTATATATTTTATATAAATAATGTCGTTTGTTTTAGTATAAAAATAGAGTAGGGTGGTACAAAAATATATTTTTATATAAAAATAAAGTCCGTTTTCAATTGCTTAAAGACGGGCTTTATAGTATATTTAATACATAAAAGAAGTTTATTTTATATGGCACTAAACACCATAAAGTTATAAAATTGATATAAACAAGTAGGGGAGGTTGCTTAAATTGAAAACAATTATGCAAGATGCCACAGAGTATTATAGTGCGGCAGATACTGCAAAAACTCTCGGTGTTACATACCAGACATTATATAATTGGTCAAAAGCTATCGAAGAGCTAAATGGTTATCAGGTTTTTGATAGAGATGATAACACTCATAGTAAAATGTATTCAGCTGAAGATATTGAAAAATTTCAAAATTTTCAACATATAAACAAGAATACAAATATCACTCGAAACCAAGCTTTGCAACAAGCTTTTGGCGATCCTGATAAAAAAGGGGATTTAGAGCCTTCAGGTGGAACATCTAAGGTAATAAGCGAAGAGGCTCAAGTCTTACTAGATGGTATTCTTAGGGAGTTTCAAAAATCCAATGAGCGGGCAGAACATAAAGATGCTTTGATTGAAAAAGGACAGCAAAAAGCTTTGGAGCTATCTACTGATTATGAAGCTATAAAAAAAGAACGAGATGAATTATTGGAACAAAATAAACAGCTTATCGAAAGCACTAAGGAAGTTACGGCAGCTTCCAAGGAGGCTATTGAGACTAATAAACAATTATTAGAAGAAATCAATAAGTCTAAGGCAGAAGGTAAGAAGGGGTTCTGGTCCAAGTTATTTGGATAAAAGGACACAAAAAAAGCGGTTGGCCGGCACCAATCGCTGAACGTAAGATTTCTTGAATCTCACAAGTCACATATCAATGTAATTATTATATCATATATAGATAAAAATGTATGCAGATATTTACTCAAAACCTATAAAGTTTGTACAAAAGAGCAACTTTATTCTCATTAGGTTTCCATTGATATAGCGGGATTCAAGAAGATTTAGTATAAATTTATACTTCGATTTTTAGTATAAGTTATCTAAATCTTTTTCTTTGCCAAAAATAGGAAAATAGGGGATAGAGTTATGGAAAATGATTTTAATTATTATACAGAAAATGAAGTATATGGAGCATTGTTCTTAAAGTTTCCAAGAGCTTTGTTATATGGAGAAAAATATAAGAAACTTTCTTCTGATGCTAAGATTGCTTATATGGCACTAAAGGACCGATTAGAATATTCTCTAAAAAATCATTGGGTCGATGAAGAAGATCATGTTTACTTCATATTCACAAATAAAGAATTGGGTCAGGTTATAAATAGAACTTCACCACATACAATCAAAAAAATCAAAAATGAATTAGTAGAATTAGGATTACTAAAAGACATTCAGCAGGGCGTTAACAAGCCCAATAAGATGTACCTAAGTAATTTAGATTTACAAGCAAATGAGGTTTATCAAATTGATCCAGACTTTAGTGCGCCTGGGAATGCAAAAAATGCAATCCCACAAAACGCCGATATCACTGGGAATGCAAAAAATGCAAATCCAGTTATATCAAGAAACAAGGATGCTGGAAGCCTTGATAACAGCGGGAATGCAAAAAATGCACACAATCTAGATTTAGATTTAACCCTAGATACATATATAGATACTAAAGATACTCTAAAAGGAGATTCAAATTCTCAAAGTCAATCAGCAAGTAGCCAAAATCAAAACCCTGAATACGAACGTATGCTTTTAAATAATTATGCTGAAACAAAAATGAGTGGAGAAAGAGGAGTATCATTCCTTGGTTCAAAACTATTAACCTTTATTGCTGCACGTGCTAACTCAATTGCTGAAGCTGATAACATGGTTGATCATATTATTAAGGCTAAGCAAAGTGTAGAAAAAGAACACAAGGGAAAGATTGTTATTGAATACGATTTAGAAAATCGTCAGAACAAAATGTTTAAAACTTTATCTCGTGTATTAAGTAATGAAAAAGGTGGTAAGGTTGATTCTCTATTAGCTTACTTATTCACATCATTTAAGAGGGATTTTGAAGAAATGATTGAAGAAGAAGAAAGTATTGACAAAAAGTCTATTTACGAAGGAACACACAATCCATTAGCAGATTATAGAATTCCTATGATTGATTTAACAAAAAAACATTAGAAATTTGAAATATTTTTAGTAAAACCCTCTCGTTTTACCCCATGTTATAAGTGTGAGGGGAGTTGATATATGAATTATGTTTGTGAACAATTTGTTCATGGGAGAAAGTGGGAATGTATCTGCTACAGATAAATTTAGACAAGTTTTCCAAGTGGACCGAAAAAAAACTAAGATTAAAGATCGGCTTGATGAAGTGAATGAAGTAATTGATTCAGATGATTTTTTTACAGATTATTTTGATGATATTTATAATCCACATATCACAGAATCTTCAGCTCTTAGTGAGAATAATAATGTGTGTCAAATGTTATCTAGCATGGCTGATTACTTGATGATGTCTGATGAATCTAAAGAAATGAACAGAAGAGAAGACGTAACTTATGTTTTTAGTGATGAAGATTTAGAAAAGAAAATGCGAAGGGAAGATTTCGATAAAGTTAAACATATTGAAGTTGTATCAAGACCTCAGCAAAGGAATGACTATAAATTACCAAAGCAAAAAATAACAGAAGTTGACCTAAAAGAAGATTCATATTTAGGCGGTATTCTAAGAGATTATCAGTTGATGTTAGATCAGATTGAAACAAAAATGCATACAATGAGTAAAGGTTACAGAATGCTATCTAATCATAAGCACGATGTTAAAGATAGTATGATTCTTGCCAAGGACATGCTTAGAGGAGTTTGGGGTGAGAATTGTAATCCTAAATATCCGCAACCAGCTAAAGAGTATAATTTCTTTGATTTTACAGATAAGAATACGGTCAAGGAATTATTATCAATGGACAAATCCTTTGATGAAAACATTTCTCTTTGGATGGCTGTTAATGACTTTGAAAGCGTTGTTAAAAAAGCAGAACTAGAAGACTATGAATGGGCACTATTCAAACTGCTAAAAGTAGGATTTACACCTAAAGATATCGAGGAACTAACCACTATAAACACTTATGTGACTTACAATATTCGCACAGAAATTGTAAAAAAAGTGGTAGCTGTTGGTGAGCACTATGATTATGCGGATACTGATTATCAAAAAATTATTAATTTAAAACGAGAAAAACAAAAACTACGGGGGAATTTGAATGGCACAAGAAGCATTGAAAGAAATGAAGAACGGATTTAAGATTGTTGGAACTTTAAAAACAAAAGATTTACGGATTGATAAAACAAAGAGTGGCAAAGAAGCAATTATGGGAAATGTGGTTGTCGAAGTTGCAGAAGCTGAAAAAACACACAACATTCGAGTAGAAGTATTCAGTATGCGATACAAAAAGGATTCGGATGAAGAAAGTGGATTATTCAAAGGTTACAAGACAGTAATGGATGAATATATTGCGAAAGATGATGACCCACAAAATGCAGATGTAATTGAAGTAAGTGGTTCTATTGATGTTAATGACTATATTAACCGAGATGGCAACTTACGTACCTCAAACCGTAACAGAGCGCTGTTCTTTGAACGAGTAGACAAAGATTCAAAACAACAAGCTTTAGCCACTGTAGAAGCTGTAATCACTGGTTATGTTGATAAAACTGATGCAGATGGTATTCCAACAGATGAAACTACGGTTAAAGCAGCTACAGTAGGTTATGGTGGAAAGATTATTCCTTTAGAAAACTTGGTTATTAACAAGGATTTAGAGGCAATGCGTGAAGCCTACTTTGAAGGAACTACAGGAACACTAACAATTAAGATGAACAACTATCCGGTTGAAAAGGAACAAGAATCAGCTGATATCGTTGGTTTTGGATTAACAGAAGATCAAACACGCACGGTAGTTAACTATGTTTCTAATTTACAAATTGTTGGTGGATCATATCCAGATACAGAAACAGGATTAACAGAAGAACAAATTCAACAGATGAGTAAAGACCGAGAAACACAGCTTTTAGAAGTGCAACAACCTAAGGTTAGCGCACAAGCAGTAGGAAAGATTAGTGGTGGGTTCGGAGTTAATAAAGAAGATATTCCAGCATTTTAGAAATACCCCCTAGTATTTCCCAAGCTTTCATAACTAAATGTAAGGTTATGAAAGCGCTTACATATTCCTATTTTGATTAAGTAGGATATGAAATATTTTATAGAGGTGGATGTATATAGTGATTGATATTTTAGGAATTGAACCAGTTAAGGTTTCTACGGATTTGGCTAGTTACTCAACATTTATTTATGGACCAGCTAAGATTGGTAAAAGTACGTTGGTTCATGAATTATATGGAGAACGTGTATTACATGTTATGACTGAAAAGCGTTATAAGACTTTATCAGGCGCACATGTTGTATATGTTTCTAAATGGTCTGAATTCTTACAGGTTATGAAACAACTTCGTAAACCGCAAGTTAAAGAACGTTATGATGTTATTTCCATTGATACAGTTGATAATCTTGCAGATTATGCTGAAAAGTATGTAGCAAGTAAATGGGAAGAAGAATCAATCGGAGAACGTACTGATACATGGGGTGGAGATTGGCGCGAACTTAAGCAAACATGGAAAGATGGACTTTCTATGATTGAAAAGAATGGATTTACAGCTGTATTTGTTTCTCATTCAGTTCAAGAAACAACCAAAATTCCAGTTGAAGATGTTACAGAAGGAGATGCTAATTCACTTTCTGATTACTCCGAAGTAACTGAAAAAGGAGTTAATTATTTAGAATTCCTTCGTTACAAACCAGATTTGAGTGATCGGTATATGAACCCAATTAATAAAATGGTTGACAACATTTTGTTCTTAACAAATGCGAGCGATTCATCTGGTAATGAAAAACGAGTAATTCGAACACGAGAATCATTGCAATGGATTGCTGGTTCAACATTTGAAGACATTCGACCGGTTATTGATTTAAATGCTAAAGATTATGAAGATGCTGTTTCAGAAGCTATTCAAGGCTACGGTAAAGAAAATCTAACAGAAGAGCGTCAAGCTAACTTTGATGTAAAGACTGAAGAATTAGATTTCAATGTTTTAATGGAAGAAGCAAAAGATTTTGCAACTAAGTTTTATAATGTTGACAAATTAGATTTGCTCAATGCGGAAGTTGAAAGTATTTTCGGTGTTGGAAACAAGCTTACTGAAGCAACACCAAAGCAAGTGGAACTATTAGCTGTAGCAGTAGACCGCTTCAAAGAAATTGCCAATAAGGAGGGAATTGCTTAGTGAAAAGTGAAGACCGAAAAAAGGTAATGAATGCAGTTATTTCGGTAACAGCTAATGTTTTTGATGATTTACTAAAGCAGCATAAGGAAGATGATAGTATTCCTCTTCCAAGTCCAATGGTTGTATTCGTATCTGTTATTGGTGTGGATGTTACTACGTTCAACGTTTGGGGTAATTTATCAAATGAAGACCAGAAAACAGTTATTGATCGTTTCTATATTCAATCAATGGCAAAGCTAAAGAATTACAAGTAATTATCCATAAAAAGTACAGCATGTAGAACGTAATTACAAAATATACAACATATATTGCTTCTTATCGTTTCGACAACTACATGTTGTATCTTATATGGAATAAAATGAAAGTTTTATATAAAAATAATAAAGGTGGAAATTAAGTGAATAAAGTAGACAAGAACAAGGATTATGTAGTGGGGTATAACCCTGAAAGTGCAACACGAGTTTTTCATTTTAGTTGGTATAAGAATCAGATGACTGGTTGGAATAAAGCTAGTTACGTATATCTAGTAATTGGCATCCTATTCCTCTTATTTACGGGGCTATCTGGAGGAGTAACACCACTTGGAGTTACTTCAACGATTGCGGGAATTATCGGCTTCACATGTACTTTGAGTATTACAAATGGTCGAAGTATTAATGGATTGCTGGGTTTTGTGTCGGCAATCATGTTAATCTATGTGGCTTCAGTAACTGGAAACTTTAGTGATATTATCATGCAAGGTGCATATGTACTGCTGCTTGATATTCCAATCTTATTTAACAGTGAATGGAATAAAGGCACTGATATTGAACCTCTAAAAATGAAGAGTGTGGATTATCTGAAAACGTTTGGTTATTTTGTAGTATTTCTGGCTGCTACTTACGGACTGGATAAAGTTATTTTGACAAGCCCTCGTCCAGAAATTGATGCGTTGAGCGCAACAATTGGACTAGTTGGCGCAGTGTTAACTGTTAAACGATTCAGAGCAAGTTACTACTTCTGGACAGCGCAAGGAATTATGAGCATTATTCTCTGGGGTACAACAGCAATGTCCGGACATCCAGTTTGGGTTCTATTATTCACTTATGTACTTTATCTAGGAAATGATTTAATTGCGTTTACTACAAGTAAATGGTTCCACAGCAAGTCTAAAAAATAAATGTGATTAAGAGGAGGTTGGATATTTTTTGAAATGGCGTAAAGAGTGGGAAGAGGAACTAGTTGAATTGCGAGGAAAGGGTTATTCCTATTCTACAATTGCAGCAAGTTTGAACAGTAAATTTAGTTGTGGTGTTACTGCTGATTCAGTATCTAGCAAGTACACCCGACTAAGAAATCAACCAAAAACAAAACAAGTTGAATATAAAGAATATGTGGATGGAGAATTTTTTGTAAAGGAACAACCAAAAGCGGTTTCTGTCCAAGAGCATAAGATTTTATCAAATGGCAATCAATCATCTACTATTATCGTTGCAATGAATGAGAAGCAGCAAAAGGATCCAGATTTCTTACTAGAGGCACATGGATTTGACCATACTAAATGGTTGATTAAAACAGCTACTAGTAATGCTTGGCAACAAACACCTGAGAAGACTGTGTATCAATCTAAGATTGTTGTTGCTCCAAAAGTTGAGAAATTTGATCCGGACAAATTTTTAGAAGCAATCAAGAAAACTGTAGAAATTTATGAATTAAAAGATGCTTCAATCTTTGCTTCAGATGATGTTTTAGTAATTCCATTGGCAGATATGCACTTTGGTGTTACTAAAATGAAAGATGTTGCGTTTCAATTGAACCAGATTACAACCTTCATCAAAGATATTGGTTTTAAAAAAGTGGTAATTGAACAAGTAGGTGACCTATTCCATTCTAGTCAAATGAATAAGGCTATCACCCTAAATGGTACCGAAATCAATGAAATTGATATGGTACAAGCAGTTGAAGATGCAAAATTCTTTATTGATTCAATTATTGAATCGGCACTAAATGCTGGTTCAGAAGTGCATGTAATGCACACACAAGGTAATCATTCAGGTAATTTGGAATACATGTTCCTATTGTACCTTGAAGCGCGTTTCCCAATGATTGATGTGCAAAAGAATATTGATTATCGCACAGCATACCAGCTTACCGAACATGTTGGAATTATGTTGGCTCATGGAGACGTAGCTAAGAAGAGATTACCAATGCTATTCGCTAATGAATATAAAGATATTTGGAGTAATAGTGTATATCGTGAAGTGCATACAGGACACTTCCATCAAGAAGTGGTTTCAGATGAGGGCGGTGTCGTTAAGCGACAATTCGGAACACCCAAGAAACCAGATGATTATGAACGTAAAAATGGTTACACAATGGCCAATGATAAGATGCAAATTTTAATCTACGGCAAAGATAGCCTTAAAGAAATTATTACAGTATAGGAGCTGATGAAAATAATTTATATTAACGCAGCTATTTCAGCCGGTAAAACTAGCTTAGCTACAATTTTATCTGAAGATTTAGGTACAACAGCATTTTATGAAAAGGTTGAAGGTATGGCCATGTTGGAGAAATTTTATAGTGCGGGAGAAGATTCACGACTAGCACTAGCATTCCCATTGCAGATTGCTTTCCTAAACTATAGATATGATCAATTACGAAAAGGGTTATATCTAGCAGAACAAGGTGAACGAAACACTGTTTACGATAGTTCGTTACTAAGCGATGGATTAATGGCTGGTAACCTATTCAGACGAGGAGAATTTCCAGCTGAAGAATATGACTTATATCAAAATTTATCACAAAATATGCAATCAAATGTAAGTGGTCACCCATTTAGTGGATTTCCAGATTTGGTAATCTATCTTGATATGAGCTTTGAAACTATGTTAGATCATATTCAAGAACGTGGTCGCGATATGGAAGACATTCGTAAAGATACCACATTGGTTGATTACTACAAAAGCGTATGGACTACTTATAAAAACTGGGCTGCAAGCTATTCTCAATCGGCTTTGGTAACAATTGATATGGACAATACAGATTTTATTCATAATGAAGATGATAGAAACCGTGTGTTGGATGTTATTGAAAGTCGATTGGTAGATTTAGGATTGCTAGCAAAGAAGGAATTCAAAGATATCAAACATAAGCGAGGTGTCTAAGTGGTAGGTAAAATTATTACAGTCTTATTAGCAACAATGCTGGTTGTAGCAGTAGTGTATGGATGGATTTCTCTGATTGCATTTCTACTGTGTGCTGGATTTTCAACAATGGGGTTAACATTTCCAATTGGAGGAATGAGATTAATTGTTCTGGCTATAACGCTGTTAATAGGAGTTTCAGTTCCAAAATCAAAATAAATTTAAAGAATTTCACTTATTTTTGGGTGAAATTCTTTTTTTTACCCCATGTTAATAAATGGGAGGTGTTTTTTTGTGTCAACTAGATTATTGAAGTGTTATGGAAAAGAATGTGTGGAACAGAATAAGAAATGGCAAAAAGAAGAGTTGAATAAAATAAGTGGTAAAAACTATTGTCGAAAACATTTTATTAAAATTACAAATGAAAATGCTGAACGAGATGTCGCTTATAGAAAGATAGCACACGCTTTGGGAATTCAATACCCGACACCTTTAATTAAAAAACAAATAAAAAATTTACATGATGTTGGATATGACTATAAAACAATATCAAATGCAGTTGACTATGGATTACAAATCAAAGGATATAGTGATTTTTCTAGGTTTGGAATTAAGTTTGTGGAATATTACATCGAAGAATCTAAGCAACTAGAAGAAACAAAACCAGTGGAACGTAAACCAGTCATTAAGCGAATGGTTAAATTTGTTCCAGGTAAAGGTCCTAAGAAACCAGGTCTGTTTGGTAAAGAGTGGGATATTGAGAAAGAATTAGGTGATATTGAAGATGATGGAGCCGACTTCTATAAAGGGGAATAAGCATGAGCAAAGATTTATTAAATCCAACACGACAAATTTTTAGTGCTATTGGAGCAGTTTGTGTTAAGCCAAGTTTATCAGTTGGAGATAATTTTATAAAAAAAGAAGATGTGGAAACTAGTTTCCACAAAGTCGTGGTTGTTGCTATTAACAGCATTATTCAAAACAATACCGATTTAAAGCGTATTGAACCTTTAGACATAGACAACTATTTGAAAAATTATCCAAAATATTATGGTATTTGGAGTAAGTATAACGGAATTGAATTAATATCAGATGCTATTAGCGTTGGTAAGCCAAGTATGTATGCTCATGATATTTCTATTATTAAAAAATATGCGCTACTACGCTCATTGATCAACCAAGGAATTGACATCAAAGATTTATTTGATTATGAATCGCCGGATATATCCATTCAAACAGATGGTGCTAATACAATCGAATCAATGGACATGAAGGATATCGTAGATCATTACACAGCCAAGCTGATTGATGTTAGAAATTCAATCAATGATGCTAATGACAGCATGGTTAAGTTCGATATTAAAGATGATATTGACACCTTGCTAGATAGACTAGCTGAGAATCCTGTTATGGGTTATCCATTCAAAAATGGATATTACAACACCTTATTCAAGGGTGCTAGAGAAGGCAAGTTTATGTTGCGCTCTGGTGATTCTGGTACGGGTAAAACACGACAAGCAATCAGTGATATTTGTAATATAGCATGTGATGAAATGTATGTTCCAGGACATGGGTTTCAAAGCACAGGTCCAAAGCAACCGACTTTGTTTGTTAGTACAGAGTTAAATAAAGATGAATTACAAGTAATTGTTCTAGCTTGTGTTTCTGGAGTAAGCTCAGGGGACATTGAATTAGGAAACTATGATAATCAAACCTTAAAAAGATTACAAAAGGCGATTGGAATTATTAAAAAATCAGAAATGAAATTTGTATACATTGACGATTTTTCTATTATGGACGTTGAAACTGTAATTAAAGAACACGTGATTAGATATAATACCAACTATGTGTCCTTTGATTATATTCAAAACGTGGCAAAACTAAGTCGTTCAGTACAAAATGCTTATGGACTTGGTTTACGAGAAGACCAGATTCTTTTGAATTTAGGTAAACGATTAAAAGATTTGGCAGAAGAGTTAAATATTTTCATTGAATCTTCTACACAGGTTAATGGTAAATCAAAAGAAGATGATCCTAATATTAGCAGAACTTCAAATGTAATTCGTGGTGGACGTGCATTAGTTGATAAGGTTGATTATGGATTAGTTACGTTTAAACCAACGGAAAAGGATTTGAAGAAGCTCAAACCAATTATTGATGGTGGACATGGAACTCCGAACTTCTCACATTGGGTCTATAAGAACCGTGCTGGATTGAGTGAAGTTGTTATATGGACACAAATGGATTTAGGGAACATGCGAGAAACTCCTTTGTACGTAACTGATTACAATTACAACTTATTAGAAGATGTTACGGAAACAAAAATTATAGCAGAGGAAAATAAAGAAGAAGTGGTGATTTAGTTGATCAATGCACATGACATTAAGGATATGCTTACAGCGGACGATATCTTTAGATTGCTTGAAGAATTGGGTGTCGAACCCATAGACAAGAATGATAGGTTTGAATGCTTAACTTTATGTCATGGCGGAGATTCTCACAAACTTTTTTATTATAAAAACAATAAAAAGTTCATGTGTTTTACCAATTGCGGAAGTATGGATATTTTTAGTTTTGTTGAAAAAATTTTAAACAGAAGTTTTTTTGAATCTGTTAAATATATTCAAAACTATTTCAATCTATATGGGAATGCTAAGTTCGTGTCTGAAGAGGTCGACAATCCTGTAAGTCTATTAAAGAAACCAGAGATTAAGAGACCAGAAATTAAGATATTGAATGATAACATTATGGATTCTTATTATGAAAAATATTATCAAGGTTGGATAAATGAAGGTATCTCAATAGATATAATGAAAAAATTTGATGTACGATATTCCATTCTTGATAATCAGATTATTGTTCCGCATAGAAACGAAAAGGGACAATTAATAGGGGTTCGTGCTCGGAATCTGAATCAAGATCAAATAGATATGGGAAGAAAATATATACCAGTGTTCTACAAGGGTAACTCATTAAAATATCCTACGGGTGAAAATCTGTTTGGATTGAATGTTAACAAGGAAGCTATAAATCAATCACATAAAATTGTGTTATTTGAGGCCGAAAAATCAGTAATGAAATTAGCCTCTTGTGGTTTGAATATTGGAGTGGGATTGAATGGTTCACATTTAGGAGAAGGGCAAAAAAGATTATTAGATGACCTAGATGTAAATGAGATTATTGTGGCCTTAGATAAAGAGTATCAAAAATCAGACACAAAACAATCAGCTGCTTATGCTATGAAAATTGCTTCAATTTTTAAACCACTCACTAATAAATTTAACGTTTCCGTATTATGGGACAGAGATGGGTTGTTGGAAGAAAAAGATAGTCCAATTGATAAGGGAATGGACGTATTTAAAAAATTATACAAAGAAAGAATATATTTATAGGAGGGTTTATATTGAAGATAGTCGAAAAAGAGCAGCATGGTGATTTGATTGATACCATTCTAATAAATGGTGGAGTTAAAAATTTAGACAAGTTTAAGCGCATTGATATATCTGAAGTAAAAGAAACTGATCCTTTAAAAATTGATAGAATGCAAGAAGGCGTAGAGCTACTTAAATATCATGTTAGTGCAAAGAATGGTATTGGAATTTTAATAGATGGAGATGCTGATGGATTTACTTCGGCAGCCATGATGTACCGATATCTAAAGCAGCTTGATGTTGAAGCAACATTGATTTCAAGTCCTCATAAAAATCATGGTTTACAAGGAATGACTGAAGAAATTCTTAATACTGGTATTGATTTATTGATTATTCCAGACGCTGGAAGTAACGATAGTGAACTACAAAACGAGCTAATTCATCAATATGATATTGATATTATCATCATTGATCATCATGATATTGAAGATAAAAATACAGCTAAGCATTCAGATGCAGTTATTATCAATAGTCAGTTAAATAATATGAATCATAACTTTACTGGTGCTGGTATGACATTATTATTTATTGAAGCAGCCAAAAGAATAGCGTTTAAAACAATCAAACCCGATGATGTAATTTTCACTTTAAGCGCAATCGGACAAGTGGCAGATGTTAGTGATGTTAGTGATATGGAGATACGGTTACGTCAAAATAAGGGGTTGAATAAGAGTTTTAGTTACTTGTTAGATGAATATAGCACAGGCGATACATCTATCAGTTCTCATGATTTATCATTTGGAATAATTCCACACTTAAATGCTGTAGCGCGGATTGGAAATCTCGAACAGAGAATTGAAGTAGTTAGAGCGCTTGCGAACGATTTTTCTTGTGATGAAGTTCCTGTTGAAAAAAGACGGAAAAATAAGAAGACTGGAAAATTTGAAGTGCAGACTGAAATGTGGTCTCCTTATCGAATTATTGTAGATAAAATGACCAAAACTAAAACTAAACAAACCAAGTTAGTTAACGAAGCAATTAGTGGTGAAGATAAGCTACTGATTAAAACTCCAACGTTACATGTCATGGTTCTTAAAGATGAAAAGTATAAGCCGATTACTGGATTAATTGCCAATACAATTAGTGGAGAAAATGATGTAGCTTGTCTGGTACTGGTTGAACAGGATAAGTTATCAGGATCAGGTCGAGGATGCGATAAACTATTCGAAGATTTCAAAAAGCTATTGTTAGATAATCACTTGGTTGATTTTGCTCAAGGACACGCCAATGCCTTTGGGGTTGAAATTAAACGTGAAAAATTAGATTGCTTGATTGAATTTTTCAAGCAAGTAACACGTGAATCGAATGCTTATGTGGTCGACAAATTATATGATATGAATACTATCAACAAAAAAGATATTGATAGTATTTTAGATAATCAAACATTGTTTGGTGGAAATGTTAGTCAACCATTACTAGGGTTTAAAAATATTGAAGTGAATAAAACTTCTATTCGTACGAGAGGAAAAGTATTAAATTTTAGCAGTGGTGGTATTAATTTTATCGCTTTTAATGGACAGAAATATGATATTAAACCAAACTTTGGAAACTCAGTTACTTTTAACATCATTGGTGAGGCGATGAGAAGTTCGTGGGGAAACATAAATCAAGTGGTAATCAGAGACTTGGAGCAAGTTCAACAAAAAGTTAAAGATAATGGATTAGGATTTGTATTTTAAAAAAATAAATTTAAAGAATTTCACTTATTTTTGGGTGAAATTCTTTTTTTTACCCCATGTTATAGATGTAAGGATATTTTTGATAAAAGAGGTGATCAATTGAATTTCAAAACTGAACCAACATCGCCCGTACAGAAGGTATTAGTTTATACGGATGGCGCTTCAAGAGGTAATGGAAAAGAACATTCTGTTTCCGCCTACGCCTATTTCTTAAAGTGGGGAGGATATGAAAAAACTTTCGGTAAAGCATTTGAAAATAGAACGAATAATCAAATGGAAATGCTGGCCGTTATTGAAGCGTTGAAAGCTATGAAGCGAGAAGACATTCCAATTGAGTTATATGCGGATTCGGCTTTAGTTGTTAATTGTCTAACTCAACACTGGTATAGAAAATGGGAACGAGATGGTTGGACGAAAAAAGGTGGATTAAAGAATGCGGATTTATGGAAAGAATTGATTTATCAATATCGCCGCTTTAAAAATATTTCAATTATAAAAGTAAAAGGTCACTCAACCAATGAATATAACAATTTAGTCGATAAGGAATGTAACGAAAAAATGGACGAAATGGAGGCAGTGTTATTAGAAAAGAATATGTAATTGAAGATGTAGATGTTTTTATTTCAAATAACAGATTTCAATTGGTAATGAATATTAGAGTTAACGGAGTTTTGGAAACCAGAAGTTCATCTTATGTGACCAGTACAGACATTATTGATGAATTGAACTCAGCACTTCCAGATTTACGGCTTAGGCTTCAAGTGTTTCTTGAGGGTGAATCAATGAAAGACGTAGATGAAGAAGACATTTCTATGCTGTTCCCCAAACCAGTTGTCGCTTGTTATCACTTGATTAGGGAAGTTATTTAATGCGCAACGTTAAGCTGGTAATTCCAGGGGAATTAATGACATTGAATCAATATGTCAACAAGCAAAGAACTAATAGATTCGTGGCCAACGGAGCTAAACAGAAGTTTACCAATATCGTTAAAAATGAAGTTTTGAGAAACAAGAAGGAAAATCCAAAGTTTAAGATTCCATTTCCTAGCAAGTTGAAAATTATTTGGTATCGAAAAAATAAACGTTCAGATCCAGATAACATTGCCTTTGCTAAGAAATTCATATTGGACGGGATTATGAAAGCTGGAGAACTTGATAACGATAACTGGACTAATATTTTAGGATTTGAAGACCATTTCAGAATTGATAAGGATAACCCAAGAACTGAAGTTGAATTTATTGAACCAGAGAAAAAATAATAACACGCAGAAAGTAAAATAAAATTCTCATTTTATAAAGGAGTAACCAATGACAAAAAACGAATTGCTTGAAGAAACTATGCGTATCTTGGCGAACAAGAATGCTCAAAAAGTGGATGATGCTGTTTTAGAATCGCTACCTGCAATAGAAATTAAGGCAGGAGAAATTAATTTAGCAGGGTACGAAATTACAGCTCACGGAATTATTAAAGAAGAAATTGAAGTGCCAGAGGTATTTGATGAATGGAAGTCCACATTAATGGACGAAGTTGTTGCTGGTTTTGTTGATACTAATTTTGAGGAAGATATTCCGAACATTGAAAACACGATGAAAATTTATGTTCTTGAACTTATTACTCGTGGTGGAGAAGCATTATTAGAACCTCGTGAAAAAGTAGAAGGTTTCGATTTTTACCTTAGCGAAGATGAAGAAAACGAACTCATTGATTGGGTTGATAATAACAAACTAGAAGCTATTAAAGCAGTTCTGTTTGGATATAAGGTTAAAGAACAGTTATATTATGTGATTTTTCCTAGATTTTTCATCGATCATTTTTTAAATTATCATAAACGAATGGATATGTTTACTATGGGCGATGGCGAGGAGAATACCGAAATTAAAACACGATTCACAATGGACTTTATCGAAGAACATTTTCCAGAATACAAACAATTCGCAGTAAAGGTTGAGGAGGCAGACGCACGATGAACAAAGTAAAAGTTCCAGCAGTGTTTGACAAATGGTATAAGCAGCTTAAGCAACTTGAAAATAAAAATGAACTTTGTGATGCCGGTGAAGCAGCAATGTTTTTAATTAGTGCTCAAGGTCATGGATATTCAGCAGCTGGAGAAAGAAACATAATGAAAGTCGATTTTGATTTAACAGGATATGAACAGAATGAAATGCTTTATTACATTCATAACAATAAGGTAGAAGCGATGCGTGCAATTCTTGATGGATATGAGGTAGAAAAAAAGTTATATTATATTATTTTCCCTGGGTTTAATGATGAATATTTAAACTATTCTAAAGCAACTAAAAGAATGTGGCTTGATGACGAAGAAGAACAAGGTCATATTAAAACGAAATTTACAATGGATTTCATTGAAGAAGAACTTCCACAATACAAACAATTCGCAGTGGAAGCTTAGTAATAAAAACGAAATTTTATATTAAGGAGTTCAATCTTGAATCTTAAAACAGCTCAAGACATTCATAAAGTTGGTATCGAATCGAGTGAAAAACGGAAGAATGACCAAGATATCAAAGAATCTGATATACAGTGGTTCAGAAATTGGTTCTCTGAAGAGCAAAAGGAATTGTTAGAGGCGCTGGAAAGTCGACATGTTCACAGAGAAAAATTATTTGAAATTGAAACCATCGTTTTTGCTGATAGATACATGGATGAAGAGGAACTTCAAGAAGTTCCTGAATCAATTAAACGATTAGAAATGAAAACAGTGAAAAAAATCTTAAAGGATATTGTATCACCTCTTGGATATAGAGTATCTGATCTAGGAGCGTTGTGTTATGAACCAGAAATGAAATGGTTTCAGAATGGAAGAGAAGCAGGATGTCTGTGTAGATATCTAAGAATTAAACCCAAAAAGACATTTAAACAAAAAATATTTGGTTATTAAGGAGTTTGTAGATTGAAAACATTTCAAAAGATTAAATCATTTGATAACTTATTAAAATTTGAAGAACATCTCCGATCTAGAGGTGGTGAACCACTAACTTATGAAGCTGGTGACGATATCATCATCACAGAAAAAATTGATGGAGCTAATGCCCAAGTGTTAGTAAAAGATGGACAAGTATTAACGTTCTCACATCACAAACCGTTAACAGAAGATAACACTCTTAATGGATTCTATGGTTTCGTTAATGAACGTGAAGCGTTCAAGAACATTCCAGAAGGATATGCTGTATTTGGAGAGTGGTTGGTTCCACATCGAATTAAATATAAAGAATCAGCATATAAGTCTTATTACGTTTTTGATGTATTTAATTTTTGGAGCGGTTCATATTTAGGTTTTGAAAAAGCTAAAGAATTTTTTTATGAATACTTATCAGATATCGAAAATGTGGTTATGGTTCCACTATTAGCCAAGAAACAAGATATTGCTGAAAAAGATTTAGTTGGGTTGCAAAAAGAGTACGAAGAAAAATCCCAACTTAGCACAGATGGGAAGATGGAAGGTATTGTGGTTTCTGATCTAAATAAGATTGTAGATATAGATGAAGAAACAAAGGGGCCATTGCGAACAAAGCTGGTAAATGAAGCTTTCAAAGAAACTAGTCGAATCAAGGCACCTCGTACAAAAGAGGGCGATGAACTTGTGGTTTGGATGCAGGAAAATATCACAGAAGCTCGTATTCGAAAGCAATACTTTTCATTATTGGAATCTGGAGACATTCCAGCTGCAATGGATTTTAGTTGGATGCAGAATGGAATCGCTAAATTGATTGGTGAAAAAGTTTTATCTGATGCCATTGAAGAATCAGAAGAATTACCAAAATTGCTGTTAGATTCTTCTTCGTCTCAAGAAAAGAGTATGAAGAGTGCTCAAAAATTTGCAAACAAGGCGACAAATAAATTTATCGCACTAACTATTAAGGGGTTGATTTGATATGTATATCAACGAGGCTGTTAAACAAGCATTAAGGCAAGGCAAGGCAATCACACGTACAACTGAAAAAGTGGAATTTCCACTAATTTTTCCAACAAATACGGTTGGGTATTGCATTATGTATTCCTATAACCCGTACAAGCGTAAAGGGTCACAACATGACCACTTCACAAAAATGTGGAATCCGAAGGCTGATGATTTAATGGCAAACGACTGGATTGTGGCAGAAGATATCTATTACAAGAAAGAATTGGAGTGAAAGTGAATGACTGAAGTTTATGTAGTAGATAGCCGTAAAAAAGATGGTGATATTGATAAACATCATTTATTAACTCACTACAATTATGAAATTAATAATGATATTGAAGATGTTATTTCTTACGACAATAAATTTTACGTTATTGCTGATAAGGAAGCCATCTTTGCATCAGATGAGATTGTTGGATATGAATTATATGTGGAGGAAATTTAATGACTAAAGATGAATTAAATGGGATTTTAAAAAAAGATGGAATGTATTTATCTTCTGTATATGATGGGACATTTAATGATGTTTTCTATGTCCTCAACGAAGATTGTGTAGTAGTTGAATTTGATGGAGTAGATTTTATTTTCTCTCGTGATTATAGACAGGGATATGGGAAGAAAATAGTTGCAGCGCTAATTGAATATGTAAATACGCCAATCGAGGAACGTAAACCAAAGCCACAACTTTACAATATTATTATTGCAAAAGATGTTGTTACCGATGGATCCTTCTTCACGGCATGGCAAAAAGAGAATAGGTTGGGAGATTACTCTGCAAATGGTTATGTTGAACAACATGAATTATTGCATGATGATGAGTTTAAATTTACGGATGAAGAAATTGAAGATTTAAAGAGCAAAGTAAGCGAAAAACAAAAACAAATTATTGATATTGGGACAGTAAAGATTGAAGAAATGATGTCCACAAAGATTGATAAAAAGGTGGTGCCGTTTTAAATGAAATCATTCTTTTATTACGGTACGATGAATAGCTCAAAATCAGCACAACTGTTGATGGCTGGACACAACTATGAATCCAGTGGTAAAGATGTGATTTACATTAAACCAGCTTTAGATACTAGATCAGAAAAAATTACTAGTCGCATTGGTGCTGAACATGAAGCAGATTACATTATTACAGATGATTACTTTGATCGTGCCAATGCGTTATCTAACATCGTTTTAGATTCTCTGACTGTTTCAGCAATCTTTATTGATGAAGCTCAATTCCTACCGCCTTCTTTTATTCGAGAGTTGTTAACCAGACTAGAAGACACAAATGTTTCAATTCTATTTTATGGATTATTGAAAGATTTCCGTGGACATATTTTTGATACCTCTAAAGTTCTATTAGAAGAAGTTGATGATATACGAGAAATCAAAACTGTATGTCATTATTGCGATAATAAAGCTACATTTAATCTACGGACTGTAGATGGACAACCCGTTTACACGGGAGAACAGCTAAAGATTGGTGATACTGATTATTTATCGGTTTGCCGAAGACATTATTATTACCCAGCGATTTAGCTGATTAAATCATTGTTGAACAATCAGCAATGATTTTTTACTAGGAGGACAATGAAAAAATCATGGATTTAGAAAAATATAGTTATATGAGCTTACATGCACATACAGATAGGTCTAATTTTAGATTAAAAGATGCTATTAATAAACCAGCTGATTTACTGGAAACTTCCTTGGAAAAAGGATTAAAGGGTGTGGCCATAACAGACCACGAAACTTTAGCTGCACACGTGGAAGCTTACAGATACTTAAATAAGAACAAAGAGCATTTTGGTGATTTTAAGCTTGGTTTTGGTAATGAAATTTACCTTGTGGATCGAAAAGATACCGTTACTAAAGAGGAAAAAAATGAGAAAGTTAAATATTTCCATTTCATTCTATTGGCTAAGAATCAACATGGCTATGACTTCCTAAGAAAACAGTCCACCAAAGCTTGGGAAAATTCACATTTCTACCGTGGTATGGAACGTGTTCCAACATATAAAGATGAATTAATTAGGTTAATGAAATCATATAAGGGAGACATAATGGCTTCTACTTCTTGTATCGGTGGAGAGTTGCCACAACTCTTGCTTAAATATGATAAGGATCAAAGTTTAGAAAATAAAATGGCCATCCATGAATTTATAACCACCATGCAAAATGTCTTTGGTAAAGATGATTTCTATTTTGAATTACAACCGTCAGCTGGTGAAGAGCAACAAATTGTAAACAAGTGGCTAGTTAGGGTGGCAAAAGCATATAACGTTAAATTAATTGTAACCACTGATGCTCATTACCTATCCAAAGAGCAGAAACAAGCTCACAAGATATTCCTTCAATCACAGCAAGGTGATAGAGAAGTTGATAGTTTTTATGCCACCACCTATTTATTCACTCCTGGAGAATTGCGTGATTATTTTGAAGATGACTTACTGGAAGTGATGTTTAAAAACACTCATGAGATTATGGATAAAATGGAACCAATTTCTTTTGAACATGAAACCATTATTCCAGAAGCGCACATGCCAGAGTTTGAACCAATCAATCTAAAAAATGTGAATGCTCAAGTTGATTGGAATAAATATCCCGATATTAATGACTATGTAAATTCAGATAATAAGTATGATTTATATTATATTAAGTTGATTATGGAAGGCATGATTGAGAAGAATCAAGAATTTAACCATGAAAATTTGGATAGAATTAATACTGAATTGCATGTGGTAAAAGCTATTAGTAATCACTTTAAACAACCAATGAGTTCATACTTTTTAGCCGACAAGGAATTCGTTGATATTATGTGGGAAGTCTCTTTGGTCGGGGTATCTCGTGGTTCAGCTAGTTGTTTCTATACAAATTACTTGCTGGACATTGTTCAGATTAATGCTATTGAATACAATCTACCATATTGGAGATTTCTCAATGAAGAACGTGTAGACAACATGCCAGATATCGATTTAGATGCTGAAGGGGCTAAGAGACAGGAAATCATCAAGTTAGTTAAAGAACACTTTGGAGAAGATAGCGTTTTAAATATTGGAACTTATAATACTGAAGGAACTCGTTCAACCGTGCTGTCAGCTTGTCGAGGTTTTGGAATTGATATTTCAATTGCAAACAATATTCTTGATGAGTTACCAGGCGAAAAGGGCGTCAACTGGGATCTAAAAGACGCTTTTTATGGTAATGAATCGAAAAATAGAAAACCAGCTAAAAAGTTTATTGATATGGTTTTACAATATCCTGGACTTAAAGAGGCAATGTTAAGCATTCAAGGAGTAGTTAGTGGACGTTCTCAACATGCCAGTGGAGTATTGGTTTGGAATGGAGATTATACAAACCACGTTCCAATGATGAAAACAACCAAAGGCCTTGAGGTAACTCAATATGATGCTGGTAACTCTGAATATGTCGGTGGGATTAAGTATGATTTTCTTTCAATTAATGCAATGGATAGAATCCGAGCAGCTATGGACTTACTTTTAAAAGAGGGTAAGATTCGGTGGCAAGGAACGCTTAAGGCAACATATAACAAATATTTCCATCCAGATGTAATTAAGCTTAAAGATCCACAATTGTTTAAACTTATTTATACCGGCGAAGTAGTTAATGCTTTTCAATTTGAAACTAGTGTTGGTCGACAAGCTTTTGAAAAGATTAACCCATCAACCTTTGATGAAATCGCAGCTGCTAATACTTTAATGCGAATGACCACAGATGGAGAACAACCGATTGATAAATACGTTCGCTTTAAGAATAATATTAATGAATGGTATCAAGAAATGTCTGAGAATGGACTAACTAAAGACGAGCAAAATGTGTTGAAAGGTTTGCTATCCGATAGATATGGAATTTGTGATACGCAAGAGTATTTAATGATACTGTCTATGGATAAGAATATTTCTGGTTTCTCTTTGGCTCAAGCCAACAAACTACGTAAATCAGTAGCGAAGAAAAATGAAAAACTTCAAGAACAGGAAAAGGCAATCTATTTTGAGAGTGGTCGAGCGCTAGGGACTAGTGAAAATATGCTTAATTATGTGTGGGAACATTGTTTTAAACCTCAATTCGCATATTCATTTTCACTACCTCACGTTGCAGGATATTCTTTAATTCTTATGATTGAAGCTAATATTTGTTTGACGTATGGATCTTTGTATTGGAAAACTGCGTGTCTCTCAATTAATGCTGGTATCTATGATGGTGTTAGTGGCTCGTCAGACTATGCAGCGGTATCAAAAGCTGTTACAAGAATGAATGATTTAATTATGAATCCGGATATTAATAAATCTGAAATAGGGTTTACGCCTTACAAAGGCAAAATATTATTTGGATTGGGTTCTATCATTGGAATTGGTCAAGAAGAAATTATTGATATTGTTAGTCATAGACCTTATTCCAATTTAGAAGATTATTTAAGTAAGACCAATTTAACAGACAGAAAGAACGTTATCATGATTAAATCAGGCGCATTTGACGGCTTTAATAAGGATAGACGTGCGTTGATGGTTGAATTCGTGCGTTATATCACGCCTGAGAAGACCCGATTAACCACTGTTCAGCTACCTAAAATTAGTAATGATGTTCCTAGCGAATATGCTAAAGAATTAGCAGCGTATAACTTCAAGAATAAGATTACAGGTAGAAAAGCACAAAAAATGAACAGTGATATCGAAAAAGAATTTCTAAGTGAATACTCAAGTTTAGTTAATTACACTTATGACAATGGAGAATTAGTTATTGATGTTAAATCATTTACAAAATGGTTTAATAAGTTTGCTCAACCATTGAAAGAATGGTTGAAAACTAAAGAGGCTATTGCAGCTGAAGCTAAAGTTCGAATGCGAGAATTCTGGAAAGAAAATTGTATGGGAACAGTGGCAGCATGGGAAATGGATAGTTTGAATTGCTATATCGGTGAACATGAATTGAATTTAGTTAATTTAGATAAGATTTATGATATTGTTTCATTTGCCAATATGAGTAAAGAACCAGAAATTAGTGGTTATAAAACTTGGAGAGGGCGTAAATATCCTCAACAAGTTAAGAAAACTATTGCTGGAACAGTTGTTGATAAAGATAAACGAGGGATTATTTACTTATTGACTAATGATCACGATATTGTGTCAGTAAGAATAGGTAAAGAACGCTATGGATATTATAATAAGAGGGTGGTAAAGGATAAGAAAGTGATAGAAGATTCTTGGTTACAACGTGGTAATAGAATGGTGGTAGTTGGATATCGTAGAGAAAATGACTTCATAGCTAATTCAAAGGGAACAAGCTATAGTAGCCCAATTTTCTTAATTAAGAAAGATGGACAAATCGCTACACAAAAGGCTTCATAGTCTGATTAATTGATAAATTAGTTGATGAATTGGTTGATGAATTAGTTAATGAATTAGTTGACGGATTGGATTACCAAGATATATAATTGAGAATGAAAAAGAAGTTACGAGCTGGAACTCGTAACTTCCTGTGTAGAACCGTTTAAGACGGTGACATTGTTAATAGTAAAGAATAACCGATTAACTCGCCAAAGTTAGTAGACGGTTATTTTTTTTGATTGAATTTCAATATTGCAATTACTAACAAAGCAAAGTTAATTGCGATTGTTAGTGCTTGAAACACTGACATACTATTCCTTTCTAGTGGAATAATACTTATTAATCATGGGCATCACCCCACTTTCTATGAGGATTAGCCACCGCCTTAACTTTTCTACTTTTTAATTTTACCATAAATAATAGAGTAATTTACTATTGAGTTTTTTTATATAGTATGATATAATGTATTCTAATGCATCGGGTATCGGTGCATATTGATTAAGAAGAGTTGATGAAAAATGCTAAAAATAACACTTAAAAACTTGAATAAAAGAGATTTTAACAAAGCCATCTAGAATTTATCTAGATGGCTATTTTTATGCACTTTTTTATCATTCTAATAAAGGAGATTTTCGAAGTGGAAAAAGTAGATTTAAATGTAATCGGTAAGAAGTTAGAAGAGGGTTTTGAAGAAGCTAAGGTAGATAAATATCATAATTGTGCAACGTGGGCAATAGCAGGCCAAAAAATATTAAAACAACTGGGAATTCCTGCATATACTTGCATCGGCGATTTATTATACAGAGATATAATTAATGATAAGTTAGCTGTATTCAGACTTGATAAGAATGATTATCACATGGTTGTTATAAGCTTCATAGAAAATAAATGGAAAATGATTGATTTTGGAGCAGAGTATATCAGTAATAATAAAGATGAAGTAATAAATGAAAAAGATAGTCAGATTATAATAGATATTCCAGATTTAGAGGTTGTTAATGCATGGGAAATAATCTCTTTTTGGGAGGGAGTGCAGTCTTTGAATGGAAAAGTTAGATGGAATCTAGAAAACAAAAGATGTAGTTATACTTTTATTGTTGAAGGTTTGGAACCCTCTTTATCAGAGAACGAAGAAGAAGCGGAAAGTATAATGTCTAAAATTGATATAAACCATTAGAATATACAAAAAAGAACCTGTAAAATAAAGGTTCTTTTTTTGTTATAAAATAAGTATTTTATTTAACTAAATAGTGTGCTTTTAAATACTCTTTATCCTTTTTATCTAACTTGTTTGAATTCTTTAGTTTGTTAAAAATAATTTCTTCTTCAGTAGTGGCTTCTTCAACTGAATAAACGCTTTTAGACTTAATCATGTTCAAATGATTAAAGAATGTGGAAGGGAAGGTATTTGATTTTTTATCAAAGAATAGCCATATATAATCTCCTACCCAAACTTCACCGGTATCATCAAAGTCATCTGAGATAAAAACATTTTTAGTAGTTGATGTTATTTTTTTCATATTTACTATTATTCCATTTCATCAATAATATCAAGGAAAACATTCTCTGTGATAATTTCAATTGGTTGCCCATCTGATTTTAAAGCGAGTGCCTTTTTGTATTTACTACTTTTGCCGTCTATTAATTGAGACTGATAAAACTTATTTCCTAATAATAAGTAATTGGTTTTCTTGGTAACATTTTTTTGAGGTTCACCACCCAAGTCTTTAATAACTTGCATAGCATCTAAACGTACCATTGTGTCTAGCCCACCGGTAAAGGCTACATAAGATTGGAAGAAGGGATTATTTTCATCAAATTCTTCTTTAGAAGTAGTAATTTCACTGAGTTTAATATTCTTTGAAGGAGTTTTTCTATATGTTTTTATAAACTCCTCTATCCCAACTCCATGAATAACTTGATCCTTAACGTATTTATAAATTTCAAATTCTTGTTCACAGTCGGATAAAGCTCGGTGTTTTTGTTCCATACCGATATCGAACTCTTTAAGCATATCTTTAACTTTGTGATGTTTTAATTCAGGGGTTAGCTTTCGACATGAACGCATTATATCTATGTAGTTATTATTAAATTTAGCTCCAAATAAATTTAGAACGTTATCATATATAAAGTTGATATCAAAAGAGACATTGTATCCAACGATTAGATCATCTTCGACAAAGTCTAATAGTTTATGTAGGGCACTTTTTGTATCAATACCATCATTATTTATCATTTCTGGGGTAATACCCGTTAAATCAGTTATAAAATCAGATAAGTCAAATGGATCATCAGGTTTAACTAGAGTGCTTAGTGAGTCAACGATTTCATCATTTTTAACTTTTAAGGCCCCAATCTCAATAATGCTATCAAAATTGGCATCTAATCCTGTAGTTTCAATATCAATTAAAGTGAACTGATCTGGAAAATCAATAATGCTTTTTCCTTTTTCTCTTTTAATTCTGGTGTCTGATTTTTTGAGGGCCTCAACGCCACTCAAAGTTAATTTGAAATCCATAATACTCCTCCAATTATAATCCTAAAATTTTTTTCTTCTTAGCATTGAATTCATTTTGAGTTATAACACCAGCATCAACTAAATCCTTGAGTTTGATTAATTCGTCTGTATAATCAGTTTCAAGTGCTGGTGAGGTGTTGCAGTTAGTGTTTTGTACTTCAGCGGCCATCTTTAGAATTTTATCGGCAACTTGTTTAAACCCAGGAACCATTTTCTTTTTAGTGATGGTAATACAGTTGGGGGCTTTTGCAGGGTCTAACTTTTTATCAGAAGACCAAAAATCTTTGAATTCACTTTGCATACTGCTAGTAGCAATTTCTAAATAGCCACTCATAATATGATATTCAACATTAACATTGGCAATGTTGGCATAAGGAAATCTATATACTCCGTTACCAAATGTATGACCAGTCATATAGCCTTTTTTCACAATATAAATAGCATCTCTAGTTGCAAATAAATATTCTTTAAATCCACCTTCTACAGCGATGAATAGTTTGTCCCAACCATTTATATTCTCGTTGGCTATTTTTAATAATGCTTCTTTTCTATTGGGAGTTATAATCCCACCTTCAAATGCCGTCATTTTCAAACTCCTCTCAAGGTTATTAACACTCCATATAATACACGATTTATTTATCCTTGAATACCATTTCTACAACATAGCCCAACTTTAAGGGAATGCCAAAAGACATCATGAATTCAACAGAATTTTCATAATGAAGATTATTGAGTGTACAGTAATCCAATAAGATATGAATAGCTTTTTTATTGGCGTTGTATTCTTCCTTTGAATATACAGATCCTGCACTATAATTATTAGATCCGCAGTCTCCATTTATAATATGGCTGATTTCGTGTGCTAATTGAAAGGGTATCTCATTTTTATTGGGCCAATTCATATTTATGAAGACCATAGAAGCTTCCTTATTAGAAAAAGAGCTATCTGAAGGTTTAAAAGTTTTACTATCTAATTCATATCCAATACCGTGGTCAAATGCGTAGTTGCATAAGTATGTAATTAAATCATTCATGTTACTTCTCCTGAGAATCAAGATATGCTTTTAAAAGCTTCTTCATAACTTCTTTTTGAGATTCATCAATTGGTCGTCCTTGATACATACGAGATGAATCAATAGCCTTTTCAATGTCTGGTTCCTTGGTGATGGACTTAGGCGTGTCATCATCGGTTACCCCTTTTAGGTATTCAAAGGAAACATCCAACACCTCTGCAATAGATCTAAGAGATGAATCTGGAGGGGTCACACCTTGATTATATCTATAAATTGCGTTTCTACTTTTAAATCCAGCTTTTTCTGCTACTTGTGTTAAATTATATCCACGCTTTTTAGCTGCTTTTTGTATTCTTTCAAAGACTGACATAATATACCTCTTTTTATTTTCACACTTTGTGTGTTTTAGGTGTTGACAATTCAACACTTGGTGTTATTATTAAATTAACAAATATGTAATTTCGCAAATAATCCACCCAAAATAATGATCTTATGACTCATTATGGGTAGATTACTTGCTTATTTAGTATACCCATATATTACACCAAGTGTGTTTGCGGGTCAACATTATCAATGATGGAGTGCTATTTGTATGCCAAAGAAGTTAACCAAAGAAGAATTTATAAATCGAGAACCAGATTTGTTGAGTGGCGAATATCAAATGCTTGGCAAGTACAAAGGTGCCAATACAAAAACATTATTCAAACACAATGTCTGTAATTACACTTGGGGTATTATGCCAAATGGTTTTCACCAAGGTTCAAGATGCCCCCAGTGTTCAGTGCTAAAGCGTTCAAAAAAAAGAAGCTTCACAAAAGAGGAATTTATAGAACGAGAAGGAGACATTAAATCGGGTGAATATGAAATGTTGGGAGATTATGTGGGATCCTTGTCAAAAACACTGTTCAAACATAATTTCTGTGGGTACGAATGGATGATTACACCAGCGAGCTTTTATACAGGGGTTAGGTGTCCTAAATGTGGAGGAAAAGAATCTGCACGAAAAAGAAGCCTTACAAAACACATGTTTTGTAGTAGAGAAAGGGATATTCAATCTGGTGAGTATTCAATGCTGGGAGAATATATGAATACTAATGCCAAGACTTTGTTCAAACATGACACATGTGGATATGAGTGGGAAATAACCCCCGGTAGCTTTCACGCAGGTCATCGATGTCCCAAATGTTCAAGGAATGCAAAACTTACCAAAGAAGAGTTTTGTGATCGAGAAGAGGATATTATTTCTGGAGAATACACAATATTGGGCGACTATACAACTGCTCGTAAAAAAACATTGTTTAGACATAATTTTTGTGGGCATAAGTGGATGGTCACACCTGATAAATTCTATAGAGGTCGGAGATGTCCGAGATGTAATGAATCTAAAGGTGAAAAAAGTATCGAAGCGTTGTTACATTTATCAAATTTATCTTTTGAATCACAAAAGAGGTTTAACACCTGTAGATACAAAAAAACACTGCCTTTTGATTTTTATGTTAATGATAGTTTTTTAGTTGAATACGACGGGGAACAACACTTTATGCCCAATGATTATTTTGGTGGAGATGAAGAATTTAAGCTACAGCAGCTTCGAGACAATATCAAAACAAAGTGGGCTAAAGATAATGGTATTCCATTGGTTAGGATTCCATATACCAAATTCTGTAATATCGAACAAATCATTAAAGATAGTGTTGATAAATACTGTGGTAAATCAGATGGATCGAAGATAATTGTATAAATTAAATAAAATTTGAATTTTATTTCACGTTTTTTAGTAAAACCCTATGCTTTTACCCCATGTTATAAGTGTAAGGGGTATGGACATGAATAAACGATATTGACGGAGGAAGCATTGAAATGAGAAGGAAGTTAACTAAAGAAGAGTTTATAAACAGAGAACCAGATTTGTTGAACGGTGAATATGAAATGCTGGGTAATTATTATGGGTCTCCCGTTAAGACTTTATTTAAACATACTTCGTGTGGATATAAATGGATGCTAACACCAGCAGACTTTCACAGAGGTGTCAGATGTCCGAAGTGTGTTGTTCGTAAACCTACATTCACAAAAGAAGCTTTTGTAGAGCGTGAAGAGGATATTCAATCTGGAGAATATGAGATGTTGGGTAGATATGTAAATACATCCGTCAAAACGTTATTTAAACATAATGTATGTGGGCGCGAATGGGAAATGCAACCTAGTAGTTTCCATCGAGGTTATAGATGTCCACATTGTAGATGTGGAGGATTTTCTACAGACATGTTTTGTAAGAGAGAAAGAGATATTCAATCTGGTGAGTATACGTTATTGGAAAACTATATAAATGATGGTACAAAGATAGCATTTAGACACAATAGTTGTGGGAATGTATGGGAAATCAGCCCTGGATATTTTCATATGGGTGGAAGATGTCCAAAGTGTAGAAAAAATAGAAAACATATTAGTAGAGATAGTAAATTAAGATGGGAGTAGCAAATGTTAATTGTATTAGTAGGTCCAACAATGTCAGGGAAGACAACACTAATGAACGAATTAGTGAAAGATGAGCGGGTAGAGAAACTTATTACACACACAACGCGTCCAATGCGAGTAGGAGAAGTGGACGGGGTGGATTATTTCTTCCATAAAACCTGTGTTAATAGTCGGAACACTTTGGCATTACGTGAGTACGAAGCTATTAATAATAATAATAAAAAAGAGAAGTGGTCGTATTGGATAAATAAAAAGGATATTAAAAGAGATAAAACTCAAGTGGTTGTTTTAGATCCAAAAGGTGTAGAAGATTTACAGAAAACGATAAAAGACATTCATATCGTATTGTTGAATCCAGACCCTAGAGTGATTGATTCACGGATTAAACATTCAAGTAGAAGTGGCGAGAATATTAATGAGACGAATCGCAGACTTGATTCTGATTTGATTGAGATTGCTTTATGGGAAAGAAGATTTAGATTAAATGGAGATAAAAGTCCTTTTACCATGTTAATTGGAGATAACCTTCAGAATAATAAGAAATTTGTTCTGAAAGAGGTGTTTGGCGATGGCAGAGATTAAACGTGGCGATATCTACTATGTGAGATTGAAGAAGACGGGTAACCACATTCAAGATGGCATACGTCCATGTTTAGTCATTCAGAATGACAAGGGAAATGAATGTTCACCAAATACGATTGTGGCCCCAATAACAACAGCAATAAAAAATAAATTGGCAACACATGTGCGCATTCCATATGGAAGAGCAATTAGAGGAACAATCCTTTGTGAGGCAGTAGTGACTATTAGCAAAGATAATATTTTAGAAAACTGCAAGTCTGATCATTTGAACGAAGAAACAATGGGTAAGGTTGACAAAGCTTTGAAAGTAAGCGTTGGATTATAAAAAAAACATATGGAGTGTCGAAGATAGTGGGAAACCTAGCACATTACGTAAACAAGAAGAAGTTAATCGTATTAGAAAGAGGAGAAAAACCAGCGTTATTGACGGTGGATAATATACTTGAAAAATATGATTCATATGCGCATAGTTTAGCAAATTTAAATCAAGGCAGAATTTTAAGAGGGTATAATCCTAAATATGATGTGGATGATTTATATGTCGCTATTTTAGATGGTATTTTTATAGCGTTTAATAAATACAAAGAGAACAGTGGAACGCCTTTTATTGCTTATGCAAAATCACATATTAGAACACAGTTAGGGAATATCAAAGATGATATTAATTGTAAAAAAAGAGAGTGTGATAAGAATGCAGTTTATGCAGACTGGGAAAATGATGGAGAAAATTTACTTTTATCGGAAGATGATGTATCAAAGTTAGAAATATGCGAATACATTCAAAAAACATTCAATGGCGATAGATTTGAACATGAAATATTAACCATTTGTGAGAGTGGAATGATGTATGGAAAAATAGATTTTGAGGATGTGTCAAAAAAAACCGGAGAAACGAAAAAGAAGTTAGCCAATATTAAATTGAAAATTCGCAAAGTTCTCTATGAAGAGAATGATAAAACAAAATATTTTAATAGTTTATGCGATTAATATCATGAAATTTAAACACCAATTAAAAAAAATGGTGTTTTTTTTATTTATTTTTAGTAAAAACCATCTCTTTTACCCCATGTTATAAGTGTAAGGCAAATAAAGAGATTAAGAGGAGTACATGAAATGAGTAAAAATATCTATCTAGCAGCACCATTCTTTGACGAAATACAAAAGGCACGTATTGATGCGGTTCACATGGGGCTAAAAGCAAATAAGACAGTTGGTAGTATTTATAAACCCGAAAACCATCAAATGGAAAGCGAAGAATTATATAGCTTACCTTGGCAAGTTGGAGTATTTAAACAAGATGTTCGACAAGTTGAAACATCCGATGTTGTGGTTGCTATTTTAGATTATGTAGAAGTAGACGATGAAATCATTTCAGACCCTGGAACAATTTTTGAGGTTGGGGCAGCGTTTGAAGCAGGTGTTCCTGTGGTTATGGTTCAGTTCGGAGAAACTAGTCAATTCAACTTAATGCTTGCACAAAGTGGAACGGCATACTTCCATGGCGAAGATATTCCAAAGCTCAAGGATTATGACTTCCAAAACTTACCACAGAACTTTACGAATCAACCAGTATTTTAGGAGGTATCAATGGGAGAAAAGTATCAAGGTGATTTCTTTGAAGTATCAGACGAAGTAGGTATTGATCTGAACACTGTTATCGCAATAAAGGGGTTAGAAGCTTCAATGGAAGTATTTACCGATTCAAAAGAGTTATCAAAAACATTTATTACTGATACACAAAAAATTCAGGAATTCATGTTTTATATGATTCAAAAGTACGGGAATATCGGAGTAAACGTTATGTTGTCCGCAGGTAAGTACATGGACATTAAATAAAAGTTTGATTTTATGTTAGGGAGAAAATATATGTCTAATAAAGTTGGGTTAACTAAAGCAGATGCGCGTTGTTTAGAGTGGTCTGATTGGGAACTTTTAAGTAATAGGCGAGTAAGTGATTATTCGATGTCAAATTGGCAGAGTAAACCAACGTCTCTTGTGCACAAAGCTTGCTTCGGTTCGCTGTTTAACATGTGGCTATAAAATCTACATTTTATTAAGGAGGAGAAAATGGAAATTCCATTAAGAAATTTTTTAATTTGTTCATTAATTGCGATTACTATGCCAATTCTTTTTAAGTGGGGATATGGAGAAATAAGTACGTTCCCACAATGGGTTGTTTACTCTATTTCATATATAGGAACAAGTGTAGGAGTTTGTCTTGTTACCGATATATTTAGTGGGAGGAACTAAATGGTAGATATAGAAAAATTCAAATCTGAGTTTAAGAATATGAAAATGCAAAGCGACCTTATGGTCAAGCATAACGATGTTCAAAAGTTAGTTGATGAATATTTAACTAAAAATAATTATTGGGTTGTTATTTCTGAAAATGGAAGAGAACTTAAAATTACGAAAAGACTTTATGAAGATAGCGAAGAGGTTGACGAAGCGTTTGTAGATGCAGGAAGCGGAACAAGGTTTTCTGATCCATGTGATGCAGTGTATTACTTAGTAGATAATAAATTTCTCCATATAGAAACGAGGTATGAGTAAGAATGGTTGGATTTATAAGTCCTAATAGACAAAACCCAGTACCAGACCGTACAAAAAATCCAATATCAATTCACCCGAAAACATCTAATTGTGAGTATTGCCATACATGCAACGAAACTGTCTTTCATAACGATGACAGGATAGATGGTAAGACTGGGAAATCGTTACCCCTAGCAGAAGATGGACAGACTAGTGATTTAGTAATCCAGATTGAAGATATGACATTAGGTGATGATGATTATGAATTGGGATATGAACCTTGCGCTATAAACTATTGTCCAATGTGTGGAAGGAAGCTAAGAGAAGATGTTTAATTTATTCAAGAAAAATAAATGTAAATATTGTTATTGTGGTTATCCAATGAAACCGGAACGAATTGAGCAAACTGATATGCGCATTCTATATGGAAATGAGTTAAGAATTAATCAATCTGGAATGCCAGACCTCGTTTTTCATGCTAACTATTGTCCAGTATGTGGAAGGAGAATCGGAAAATGTGGTGGTTAATAATCCTTGCCTGTGTCTTATTAATAATGAGCGACAACCAAATACATCATTTAGTGGATATGTATGGTTATAAATCAACTAAAAAATTAAACAATAAAAATTTTTTTAGAACATCAAAAGAGGGTATAAAAGCCTACAAGGAAACATATATACAATGTCAAGAAATGAAGTTGGGGGATAAGTAATGGAAGTAATCGCACCTAATAAAAACGGTTTTACAGAAATCTACAAACCAGGGGACGTGTTCTATCAACCCTCTGAAGATATGTATTTTATTCTTACGGAATATGAGAATCAATGGCAGTTGATTTCGCTAGATGGCAATGACGGTGAAACCTATTCTAAGTATGAGGAATTACAGGAGAGTGTTAAGCCTTGGGTTACTGCTTGTTTAACTGATTATACTCGATATTCAAAGTCTGATTACCAATTAATTCTGCACAAAAAAGGTTCAGATTAAAAATGAAAATTACTGATTTTAAAGAACAGTTAAAACAAGGAGAAAAGATTAGGCGTAGTTGCTGGGAACCATACCAATATATTTGTAACAAAGGTTCATTACTCAGTATTCATGGCAAAGATCTTTTGGACACAAAGAGGCTTGGAATTGATGATATTGAAGCAGATGATTGGGTGTTGTTTATGACAAAAGAAGAGCGTCAATTAAATTTACTCCATATGGTAATGGAATCATATCGTACTAAACCTGAACTGGGATTTGAATATTATGATGTTGAACTTAAAAGCATATTGAACAAAGAATAAAAATTCACTTTTATATCTAAGGAGGGTTAATGATACCAGATTATGATACATGGTTATCTACTCTACCAGAGCCGAAACCAGAGCATGATTTCGATATAGATGATCGTGATTATGAAAACGCTTTAGAAGATGAATGGGAGAATGAAGATGGGATTTCCGCTGGACTTTGAAATTGAGGATTTAACAGAAGAACAGAAGAATGAGCTAAGAGAGAAGTTTCTTGAAGATGTAGAACGTGAATCAACTCCACCATCTTCTGGTTTAATTCCATATAACTTTTTAATGGACGAAGAGGAAGCGGAGGGCATCAAAGTGATTGAAGAAATAGCTTTACTTGAAGAGCAACTAGAAAAAACAATTGGATATCCAATTTACGTAAGGATGTTTGTAACAAGTTCAACTTTTCAATACGTGCTGAGCATTGATAATAGAACAAAATCTGTAACATATTTGCCTGAAGCGGGTTCAATTATCGGTAATTCTGATCCATTAAATGCAGATGAATTATCAAAGCTGGTTGATTCGCTAAATGAGCATTATGAATTTTTTAACTGTAGGAGATAAATATGAAATTAAATGAAGCATTACCAGAATTTGAAAAAGGTAGATTAATTAGACGAGCCCTTTGGAACAAAGAACGATATTTAAAATATGACCCTTCATACGACGAAATAGAAGATGATCGTGGCTGTGGAATTGCCCTTAGTTTAGAGGAAATAAAGGCTGATGATTGGGAGTTTGTACAAACGGTAGAAGATAAACAACTAAAGAAATTGTATAACATTTTATCAACTTATAACATAGCTTATAATTACAGGACGCTTTCTGGGCTTAAACCAGAAGCTTATAAAGATGAATTATTAGAAGTTTTACGTATGAAATAAAATTTTACTTTTATATTAAGGAGTAGCTTATGCGATTGAAAAATAGAGACACAAAGAAAGATGAATATATTGAAGATGGATCTTTGTTTAAGAATAAATGTGAAATGCTATTTGTTTACAGGCTTGATCGTTGGAGTAGGAAGGGTTATTTATTCAATCTCTCCAGTGGTTTTGGTAACCGAAATTTAGTAAACGAAGAACCACGTACACCAGATTTTGAATGGATTGAGAAAGTGCTAGATATTTCTATTGAAGAAGGAAAGAACTATTTCCCTGATTCAAAGTATTCTATTGAACTAGTAAAAGATGGGGAATAATTAAATGGTAGAAATTAACGGAAAATATAACACCGCTCAAGTAATGACTGATAACATTGAAGATTCAGCCAAGGAACAGATTCAAGAGTTATGTAATCAAGAATTCACCAAGGGAGAAAACATTGTAATCATGCCAGATGTCCATGCTGGAGCTGGTTCAACAATTGGGACAACCATGACATTAAAGAATAGAAAAGTTGTTCCTAACTTAGTTGGTGTGGATATTGGATGTGGTATGCGAGTTGTAAAGCTCGGTAATGATTTAAACATTGATTACGAAAAGCTAGATAAAGTTATTCATCAATATGTTCCAGCAGGATTCAATGTTCATTCAGAACCACAACATGAATTCGATTTACATGACTTGGTTATCCGTAAACAAATTGATGAGGATTACACACTATCTAGTCTTGGAACTCTTGGCGGTGGGAATCATTTCATTGAGATTGATGTAGATAGCAATATGAATTACTACCTCGTAATCCACTCTGGTTCACGTAACTTGGGAGTTAAGGTTGCGAAGTATTATCAAGACTTGGCTATTAAAGAAATGTCTAAGGAAATTTTAAACAAAGATGCTTTGATCAAAGAAATGAAAGCACGGGGACAACAAAAAGATATTCAATCAACATTAGAACATCTAAAACAACCAGTATTTAATGAAGACTTAGCATATCTCGAAGGTTCTAGTTTGTGGGATTACTTATCTGATATGCGAATTACGCAACGATATGCACATCGAAATCGTTGGGATATGGCAATGACTATCATTCAAAAAATGGGTTGGGACCCAGTTGATACATTCGATTCAATTCATAATTATATTGATTTGGATAACATGATTTTACGTAAGGGTGCTACCAATGCAGATAAAAATAATAAATTAATCATTCCAATGAACATGGGCTATGGTTCATTAATTTGTACTGGATTGGGTAAGGGAGAATGGAATCATTCTGCGCCACATGGAGCCGGACGAACAATGTCTCGCAGGGCTGCTAAAGAAAATATTAATATGAATGACTTTAGTAATTCAATGGATGGAATTTACTCAACTTCAGTTGTGGAATCAACAATCGATGAATCACCATTTGCATATAAACCAGCTCAAGAAATTATTAATAACATTTCAAATAAAACAGTTAACATTGATCAGATTATCAAACCAGTATATAGCTTCAAGGCTGTATAAAAGTTTAATTTTATAAAAGAGGGAAATATGAATAATATTATAGGAATTCTTATAATTATAGCTTTTGTTGCTGGATTTGCAATCGGTCTTGGAGCGGAAAAACATGCTAATAAAATAGGTTATCGTGTGGGGTGCGGTGGATTAGAACGCATTGATAACAGTCAAGATCCAGTGTATATAAACTGCTCTAAAGATGAAAAGGAAACCACGCTAAAAGATAGAGTTTCGAAATTGGAGAATGACCTAGAAGCACGGGATAAATTAGAAATGTTGGAGAAAAAAGGGGTTAAAGAGGGGGCTGTCGTTATACAATGCCATCCACGATATTTTGGAGCACCGAGCGAAGAGTGTTACTTGGCATTTGTTGTTAAAAAGTGTACGAGAGAAACTCTTTGTGACAATATGATAGAAGTGGAAGATGCAACACATAATTACACAACCATTGATCTTAAATATCCTGTTCATGTAGCAAATGAAGAAGAACGTAAAGAGTTTATTCAAGAGTATAACGATTATGCCGACAAACTAAAAATTGAAATCCCAAGTGAGGACGACTAATGAATTTTTTAAAGAAATATTTTGAATTGATTTTATTCGGATTGATTGAATTGGGTGCGGCAGCTCTGTTTTTAGGAGTTTTGGCACTCCCCGTATTTCTATTTGTAAGCCATCATTGGGTATATGCAGTAATTTATACTGTACTAGTAGATTTGCCTTTATTTACACTCATAAGCAAATAGGAAACGATTTAATGTAGGGGAATAAAATCGAAGTTTTATAGGGGGAGTTAAATGGATGCAATTGTTTTTTGGGGAATGTTTTTCTTAACTATCATAGTAAAAAAAATTTGCAACACCTATATTGAAACGCATAGCAAAAATAACAATGAGGAAGATGATTAATTGAAAAAAATTAGTTAAGAAGAAGCTCACGGTTGGAAATATGTAGAATGGTTTCCAGCAGATGAATATGATATCGAATTAGTTAAACGTAGCGAGGTGTAGGAATGAAAATGAATTGGCAGATTGTGGTAGGAAGTATTATTTTTGTATTAATGTTTGTAGTGTGTCTGTTTTTAGGAATATATTCTATATTTACTGGACACATTGCAGGCGGATTGATCATAACTATCACATATTTGGGCGGATTGCTTATTATATGGGGTTCATACAAAAATATTAAAAGTAAAAAATAAGGGAGATAATTAATTGAAAAAAGAAGTTAAGTGGGAAATTACATTTGCAGTATTGGTTGTATTAGGTGTTATCGGAGGTTTTAAGTTCTTCGAAAAGATTGATAATGGGAATGTTGGTATTGAATATTCTATGAGTGGTGGTGTCCGTTCAAAGGCATTAAGCCAAGGTGTTCATTGGGTTGGATTAGATAAGGTAACTCAATATCCAATTAAGACACAAACTATTAAGCAAAAAGTTGCACTTGCTTCATCAGATGGTAAAAAAACAGATGTTGAAGTTAACTACTCATATCATGTAGATCCAACTAAAGCTACAGATGTTTACAAGAAGTTTGGTAACGTAGATGTTGAATCAATTGAAAAGGGTTGGTTAAACCAACAATTAACCGCTGCTGGACGCAAGAGCATGAGCAAGTACACATTACTAGAAGTTGTTGGAACAGATTCAACTAAGGTCCAAAGTGATCTATTGAAAGAATTCCAAAATCGTGCAGCTTCTCAAGGGTTCATTGTAGAAGATTTATCATTTGGAACACCATCTCTTGACCATCAAACAAAGAAATCAATTGACGATATTATCAAAGCCGGACAAGACAACAAGAAAGCCGAATTAGAAGCTAAGACAAAACAAACTAAGGCAGAAGCTGATGCTAAAGCTAAATTGACTAAGGCAGATGCAGAAGCTAAGGCTAATGAAAAGATTAGTAAATCAATTGATAAGAACATTATCGAAAACAAGACAGCTGATGCTCACCTAAAACATGGTTTTGTAATTACTCAAGCTGGTTCAGCTATTGTAGACGCTAAGTAGAGGAAATTCTCATGGCATTCTTTATAGTTAAAATGATATGGATGTTGATTGTAATTCTTGGTTTGGTGGCATTACACAAGTTTTGGGAATAAAAAAATAAACTAATTAACTCTCTATTAAAAAAATAGAGAGTTTTTTTATTTATTTTTAGTAAAAACCATCTCTTTTACCCCATGTTATGAGTGTAAGGCAAAAATCAAAGGAGAGAATCACATGCTCGAAGTCAAAGATATTAAAAATAAAAAATACTCGTTAATTAGTGAATTTCCTAAAGCCAACATTGCAGTAGTACGACACAACTTGTGTGGTTACAAATATGAGGTACATACATCTAAGTTTGTTAATGGGGAAGAACGTTGTCCATTATGCACTCACGGCTTTGTTACCGAGGAAATCTTTAAAAAGAAAAATAAAAAAATTCTAAAAGGTTTTGAACTTTCAGATTATAAAAACTTGGCCACACCAGCTCTTTTCACACACAAAGAATGTTTGGGTATTACAGAACGTACACCACAAGCTTTTATTGAGAATCCAACATGTTTCTGGTGTTCAGATGACTGGAAAAAAGCAGCATTAGATGTGGAGGAACTTTAACATGACTGTACCAATGTTTCAAAAGTATAAACCCTCAAAGCATTTTCAAGAAAGAGTTGAGCAGAGATTCATGATTCAACCAACTATGTTGAATGACTGGATCAAAGGATTGCTACAGAAGGCGGAATATAACCGCTCTCAAACATCAAGTCGAAAGATATACCGAGTTAATAATATTGAGTTTGTTGTAGATAGCGTCTCATTTACATTAGTTACAATCTATCCACTTAAAACTCAAGAAACCATTGAAGATGAAATTAAGCTCAATCCAGAGATTGCATCAGTCCTAAATGAAGCCATGCGCAATCTCAAGAACAGAATTATCCGTAGAACCTCTAAGAGAGTTGCTAAATTTGCTCAAGAGAACGCTGATTTATATAGAAAGATTAGTAATTCTCGGAACAATAAATATATCGATGAATGGTACAACAAGATTTCTGATAATAATGCTGATATTCAAACAGAAATCAACAAACAGAATGATTTGTTAGATCAAATTGACATGAAACTAGCTTAATTAAGAATTTAGTTTGGGAGTATTGAAATGCCAAAGAAGTTAACTAAAGAAGAATTCATAAGTAGAGAAGAAGATATTTTATCCGGAGAATATCTAATTGTGGGCGCATATAAAAATACACATACAAAAGTGTTGATTAAACACAATAAATGCGGATATGAATGGATGATAAAGCCAGCTAGTTTCCATTCTGGAAGAAGATGCCCTAAGTGTGCCGGTAATATAAAACTAACTAAAGAAGAGTTTTGTCAAAGAGAGGAGGATATTGTTTCTGGTGAATATAAAATGATAGGTGTATATGTAAATACTTACACCAAAACATTATTCAGACATAATCTATGTGGATATGAGTGGAAAGCTAAGCCCCATAACTTTCATCAGGGTAAAAGATGCCCTAAGTGTGCAAACCAAAAAAAGGGGTTACTTAAGCGATTGACTAAAGAAGAATTCATAAATAGAGAGCCAGATTTATTGAACGGTGAATATGAATTTGTTGGTGAATACATTACTGCCGGTACTAAGACTTTATTCAAACACAACACGTGTGAATATGAGTGGATGATAAAACCTAGCGATTTTCACATAGGTAAGAGATGCCCTAAGTGTGCTATTCGCAAACAAACACTCACAAAAGAGGTATTTATAGAACGAGAAGATGATATCCAATCTGGAGAATATTTGATGATCGGAAGATATGTAAATAGATATACTAAAACGCTATTTAGACACAATACATGTGGATACGAGTGGAAAGCTTTGCCCCAGAACTTTCACGCAGGTAAGAAATGTCCTAAGTGTGCCGGTAACATAAAACTAACTAAAGAAGAGTTTTGTGAGCGAGAAAAAGATGTAGTTTCTGGAGAATATGAAATAATTGGTGAGTATATAAACGCAAATACCAAAACATTATTCAAGCATAATCTATGTGGTTGTGAATGGAAAATAACTCCGGGTCATTTCTATCAAGGAAACAGATGCCCCAAATGCAATCAATCTAAGGGGGAAAAACGTATTTATAATATATTAAATTTACTAAACATTCCATTTGAGGCGCAAAAACGATTCAACACATGTAAATATAAACGTACATTACCGTTTGATTTTTATGTAAGCAATAGTTTTTTAATTGAATACGATGGGGAGCAACATTTTAGACCAGTTGATTATTTCGGTGGCGATAAAGTGTATAAAACTAGTCAGCTTCGAGATAATATCAAAACAAAGTGGGCTAAAGATAATGGTATTCCACTAGTAAGAATTCCATATACAGAGTTCGATAACATTGAGCAAATCATCAAAGATAATATTGAAAAATATTCTATTCAAAAAGTCGGATAAAAGGAGAATTTTATGTCATCTATTAAAGAAAACAAGGATAAAAGATACGTTGTGAAAATGGGAACTCAATTTATTAGCGATAATCCATTCGAGTACAACATTTTTATTGGAAGAATGTTGACTAATGAACTACATTTCACAGACGAAATTATGAATGCTTGGTACACAGAAGATTTAGAAGAGGTTGAATCAGTATCTAATGAATATGGTGGAGAAATTCATGTTTTGAATATTGGATTAGAGCCAGCTTAAAAGGAGAATTAATATATGTATTTACCAAACCGTTCAAAATCAAAACCAGCGCCACAGCCACGGCCCCCAAAGCCTGAATATAAAGCTATTTCAATTATTGCATACGATGGGGCGAACTGGAATGATATGAAAACTAGATCATCTATATTAGATAATCTAGATAATGGCTCATATAAACATCAGTTTTTACCAATATGGAACAGGCATTCAGGTAAGAAACATCTAATTGATATTAGTAATATTCGTGAGATTGTAATAGAAGAAAATGAAGCTTTGGAGGATTAAATAATGTATATGTTTGGACGAAAAGAAATTAAAAAAGAATACTACTTAAAAGTTGGAACAATGTTTGTCAGCAGTGATCCATGGATTACACATTATTCTCAACCATCTCTGGAACTAATAACACGTAACATAACATCCGTTTCCTTTTCTACAAATGAATTAGAGGCATGGAAGTCCAATTATTCAGATATTAAAGAATTAATGGATTTACTGGGCGGAGAAATTTATAGAGTAACAACCGAAGCAGAAAGGGTTTTATAAAAGATGGATTTTATCGGAGGAAACTATGAATATTGACGAAGTTAAAAAAGAACTGACAGCGAATATGGAAGAAGCAGATGCTGATTATACAAACTACCCGGAAAATGGGGAATATCCACAAGGGTATGCCTCAGGTTGTGAGTACGCAATTGAACTTTTAGAAAATTTGCAAGAAAAGAAAGTTAAGATTCCTGAATTTGTTGCCAACGATATTGATGGACGTAAGAAAGAGGGTTCCACTCTTCGCGATGCATTAGAGGACGGATTTGATTGGGGAATGGAAAGCGATGTATACGATTGGTTTGTTTATGCAGATGATGGCGATGAAAATGTTAGGAAGTACATCAGAGCTTGGGATAACGGTTATGAGGTAGAAGTAGATGACTAAAGAAGAAGCTTATGAACGATATGGACAAATTATGGCATGTATTAGTGACTATGAATGTGCGCACTCTTTAGAAGATGAATTCCATCAAGATGTTCTTAAAAGTATATTGAATGGAAGTATCAATAAAAAAGAACAAGATGAAATTATTCTAATTGCTCTATCAACGCAAAAACTAGATTTTCCAAGATATTGTGCGTAGGAGGACGCTATGACTGAAGAAGATTTGAAACAGTTATTAAAACTTCAAATGAAACAAGCTACAGAATTACTAAGCTTAGATACGACTGAGCCAGATAGTCCATGGGAAGTTTCAGAATATAGATCTCATAGAGCCACCTTATTCCAAGTTTTGAAGGCTATACGAAAAAATTCAATTGAATTGGAGAAACAATCATGATTGTTTCGGTTAAAGACTTAATAGATACAAGTGACATGAAGATGACAGATGAAGAAATCTATCAGAGCCTTGTGGAGCTGGGTTATATCGAAGAGGAGAACAATATGAAATATGAATATGAAAATCAAAACGAACCACGTAAGCTTTCGACTAACCTATCTGTAGCAAGCATGAAGCTAAAATTAGCATTTCAAAACCAGGATAACGAAACTTTTAACGAAACATTAAATGAACTAGAACAAATAAGTAAAAAGATTGAGAACTTTAAGCCAATTATCAAAATTAACGTGGAGGATTAGGTATGTTAAAAGAATACAGAAAAACAGCGACTATTAAAGCTGAACAATTCGATGGTTCAAAAGAGATGATGGATAAATATCATTTAGGTTTCTGGAAAGGTCAAGATACGGGAGAAATATACGAATACTCCATTCCTACAAAAGAGGGTGTTCTTGATTTAAACATTGGTGATTGGATTGCTACAGGAGTAGAGGGTGAGCATTGGGCAATTGATGATGAAATCTTCAAGAAGACTTATGAAGAGGTCAAAAGCGACCCAGGTTACATGCAATATATTAATTCAACTGATATGTATGCCAAAGGTGTATATATAGACGCTACTCCTTGTAAAACAGGGGGCATTGAATAAGTGAAATATATTTACAGAGCTTATGCAGCTGGCGGACAGTATGAAGATTATGAAGAATATGAAATAGGATTCTCTTTTGATAAAAATAAAATTCTAACAATGATCGATGAATTCATAGCACAACCCAGTTTATATGGTCCAGGTGTATTTGAATATATCAGCGTTCAACGCTTTGCTCTTGATGAATTTGACCCGCTGGATCTAGATAAAGGTTATAAAATGGACGATTTATACGAGGTTGATTATTCATCGGATCATTACTTTGTTAAAACTGAACAAAAATATTGGGATAGATTCTTAAATGATGAAGAGGTAGGAAAATAAATATGAAATTTACAGTTAATCGAAAAGCTTTTGTTAAACAATTTGAAAATATTCAAAAGGCAATTCCTAGCCATGTATCAACTCCAATTCTAGTTGGAGTTCTAATGAAGATTGAGAACGGACAACTAACGCTTACAGGCGGTACGGGCGAGGTATTTATCACAGAAAATGTCACTCCTGAATCTGGATTAACAGATTTAGAAGATGGATCAGTGGTAGTTAAGGCTAAGTTTGTTCGTGATGTAATTAAGCAAGCTAAAGAAGAAATAATTACATTTGAATCAACTGAAAATAAAGTGATTATTCACCTAGGAGATACTAAATTTACCGTTAAAGATTTAGATGCATCACTATTCCCAAAGAACGTAACATTAGAAAATCCCAAAATAGTTACGCTACCAGCAAATAATCTACGTACAGTTGTTGATAGATTGGTAGTATCTGCTTCAAAAGTTGATTCTCGACCAATATTGAAAACGATTCATTTCAATATTAACAACTCAAAAGTTAATGCGGTATCTACTGATTCACACCGCTTAAATCGTGATGGTTTTGAGCTAGATGATTTTGCAAAAGATCCAATGGAATTCAACCTAGATAAAGACAGACTAAAGGTTTTAATGAAAGTATTGGACAAGAAACAATCAAGCGTAACTGTAGAAGTTGATGATAAATATGCGCTCTTTAGCACTGACACACAATCAGTTTGGATTGGATTAACCGAAGGAGGCTATCCAGAAACTAACCGTTTAATTCCAGAAAGCTTTGAATTTACCTTTGAAGGGAAGGCCAATGACTTCCTAAGCGCATTAAAGCACATTCAATTGGTTGCCAAGAATAATCCTCGTGTAGTAGCAAACCTCCAAATGAATAATCAAAATGTTACATTGACAGCAAGCGATATAGAAGTAGCAGATGTTGAAGAAACGCTTAAAACAACTAATGTCTCTCAAGATGATTTTGAAATCTCATTCAACCCCTCATATGTAATTGACGCTCTGAAGTTATTCAAAGATGAAGAAGTACGTTTCAGTTTTGGTAATAGTTTACGCCCATTCACAATTGAAGCTATCAATACAGATAATAACGAGTTGCTTGGATTGATCACACCAGTGCGAACATTCTAAATAAACTAGATTAGCTATCAAAAGGAGAAATAATGGTAAAAATTAAGTTTATTGACCTAGAAACAAAAGAAGAGGAAGTAGAATTTGGTACATGTGAAATGTGTTTTAGTACAGGAACAGTTGATAATCCCGTTCTAAACTTCAAGGCTGTTAAAGAAGATGGTTCAGAAGAGAATCTTTCAATCAATGGCTATGAGTGGGATTGGGGTGATTACAATGAAATTGAAGTTGCAAACCTCGTTGATTTTGCAGCGTTTCTTGCGCCACTAGAATTTGATGATTCGGTTAAATTTAATACGGACTGGTTGTGGGAAATTGTAGACTGTTATAACACTTTAAACACTCTACAACATCCATACACGGAGGAATAATAATGACTAAGATTTTTGAAGAGGCTAGTTTGTGTAAATTACAGCAACGCATTATGGATTTTGGTAAAAATGTTTCTATTAATAATGTAACCACCTCTTTTAACGCAACTAATCATGTAATCGGGTTTATGGCATTAGTAGAATACAGATAATAAAACTATTATTTTATTACAAAAAAGGAGTATCTGAATGGAAAATGAAAGGTTTTACGTACTACAGATTGAGGTCGACAACTTAAATTTTGGTTCCCTAGAGTTTCAGAAAGAGGTTAAGTATATAACAAAAGCTGAAATAAGCCATAGTGGGTTGGTAAATTATGAAACTAGCACTCACAAAGAAGATGCGTTTCGTTTTAATCAAAGCTATTTGCGAGTTTTGACAATGGCTGATTCCGAGTTTGCTAATAAAATTACTGTATATCAAGGGAACACCTCCTATAAAAAACTGGATAGAACTGCAAACAGTTACAGTATATCAACCGGAAACTATTTTAACCTATGAGCTTAATGTAGAAAGGATCTATATGGAAAATCAAACCAAATATTTGTTAAAGGTCCCTACGTATGCGTTTGTGTATGGTGGGACAGAAACTGCACAGAAAGTACCGACTGGGCGATATGAATATGTAACAAGAATTAAAACTAATGCTAGTGGAGACTTTGAGTATCACACAACACCTTATAAAGAGGAAGCATCTCAATTCTCCGAAAAAACCGCTCAATCAGCCAAACAAATTTTTGATGATGTTAAATTAATTGAAATTACAATCACTTATAAAGAGTGTGAAGATTCAATGATGATCAAAAAGTTTAGCAAGGAAGAACTTAATAATTTATTTATCGATAAAGATTTTGAAGAGGTGTATGAATGGCTACAAAAGTAGACCCAGAATTTGAACAACAAGTAGTTAAAATGTGTTATGAAATGAAATTATTAGAGTTCAAGGATGATTTTAGACATATTGTTTTTCATAAATATCTAACAGATGAACAAAAAATTATATCACTAAAGATGCTATTGGGGGAAGAATAAATGCAAAAAAAGGTAGGTTACTATATTCTGAGCAAGGGAAGTGCGTTAAAGGGGTATGAATATGTGCACTACGCAGATTTAAGAAGTGATGGGAAGTTACATTATACACTCGTTGAAGAAATAGAAGAAGCAACATGGTATAAAAAAGAGTTTGTTGAAACAATAGTGGCTTTGGATAAGGATATCAAGATTCAAAAAATTGTTCTTAAGGATGTTGAACCATGGAAATAAAGACAAGATGTTGGAAACGTCCCTTCTATCCTTCCAATAAGTTGGCTTACTATAAGACACATGCTTCTCCATCACAACATTTGAAATGGCACGAAGATAATCCTGAAGCTAATATTGTAGAGCTATGCTTGGGATATGATAAGAATAACAACCCAGTATTTGAAAACGATATCATTGGTAAATATATGCTAGGTGGTATTAAAATGGATATTACAGTTGATATAAAAAATGTAGCAGACGATTTTAGCACTGTAGAAGTTATTGGAAGTAAACGAGAGAAAGAATTGGAGGAAGCAGATTGAGTATTTATCACTACATTAGACAATTAGAATCATTAGAAACAATATATCGAGCACCAGGAACATTTAGCTATTTTAAGCATTCAGTATCTAGTCATAATTTTAAAGTGGCTGAGATTGCTCAATTACTGGGGGATATTGAAGAGAATAATGGATCAGTAATTAATTGGAAAGCTTTGTATGATAAGAGCATTAACCATGATGTTCCAGAGGTGTTTATTTCAGATATCAAAGCGCCCATTAAACATTACAATGCTGAAATCAATCAAATGATTAATACAATCGAAACCAACTTACGAGATGATTTTATTAAGAACGAAATACCCAGTGAGCTACAAGAACAGTTTAAAGATCATTTATCAAATGGAAAGGATTCAACATTAGAAGGAAAGATTTTAGCAGCAGCGGATAAGATTGATCAGGTATTTGAAGCCTTCGGAGAAATTGAAAAAGGTAATCCTTCTAAAAGCTTTCTAACTATTTATAGAGATGGACTTAGAGAAGTTAATAATTTTAAGGATTTACCTAGCGTAAAATACTTCATTGATGTAGTTTTCAAAGAAATGGTTGGAGAGCAAAACACTGAACGTGAACAATTAAAGGAAATTTACGAGGAAGTGACTTCTAAATAAAAGGTTAAGAGCTAAACCAAAATAGCTCTTTTTTATTACCCAACTAGCGTTCATTTATTTGCAGGTAAGTGGATAAGTCTCCGTCTAGTTGTCTGAAACAGCGTCAGAATGCGCCTATATAACGCCTTGAAAATGGAAATGGGTAAAAAACAAACCATATAGAGTGATTAAATTACACCCCTCTTATTTGAAACATGCTATAATTTAGTTAATAAAACAATAAAGGCGGGAAGTTATGATGGTTTATATAACTGGTAATAGCAGAGATTTAAAGGAAGTTCCCGTGACAAGGCGTGAAGATTTTATCCTTCAACTTATTGAAGACACACAAATCAAAGATAATAAGCCAAGCATCGAAGGAAAAATCGAACAAGCGGTGTGCATTCCTAAGTTACATAAAGACATTCATTTTATGATTGCATTAAGTTTAGACGTTGATGATATATCACAAAATGTTAATAAGATTGCTACAGTTTCGCCTTAGGGCGAGACTTTTTATTTACAATTAAGTTAATTATGTATATCAAGTGCCTCGTTTTTTCCGAAGTTCACTACTTTGTATAATGTTATTTATGTAAACTAGCTAAAAATATAACGTGTTAACTGTTTAGCTCCTTTATATAACCCTTCCCTTTTAATATAAAAAATCGCTCAATCTAATTTAAAAGACTGGCGATTTTTATTTATATTGTTGAATTTTGTTCGTTTAATAGATGGATCAATCTATCTATGGTCATCAATTCATTTTTAGTATCTTTCAATAAATCTAGGCCACCTTGCCATTCAGAAATTAATTGCTCATATTCATCTTCAGTATCAGCTTCATCACGAGTTGGTTCTTTAGTATCTACAAAGCCACTAATATATTCATATTCTTGTCCATCTACTGATTGTAAAGAGTAAATTGCATACACTTCAAATCTTGGTCCATAAAATTGCATGGTTTCCTGTGCATCTGCGATTAATTCGGTACTATCATAAGAAAAATTCATTACGCTACCCCTTATATTTAAATTCTTTATACTCTTAATTACACCACATATTAGGAATTTGTAAATACATTTTGTAACGTGTTTTGAAGTGAAAACTTAAATAGCCAATTTATGTATATAAAAGCGGATTATTCCGCTTCATTTTTAATCTTAATTCCAAAAGTATCTTCCAAAATATCATCATCATGGTTCTTTAAATAGCCTTGAGTAGTCTCAATTGAAGTATGATGTGCAATGATCTTAAGCACTTCCAGTGGTAACTCTGATTTACCCATTTCTTCAAGGACGTGATGAGTTCCATTTCCATAGTTTTCTAGTGCTGAATGCCGGAAGCTATGAGGATTGATATTAATATCTTCGCCAGTTTCTGCTTTGAGAACTTTCCTGAAGTACATTACCCAGTTATATAGGGTCTGATAAGAGGCTGGACGTAGCGTTTTCCCCCTACCAATCACCCACAGAGAGGGGATATCATCTTCTCCACGTTGTTCCATGTACTTTTTAGCAATCTCACGTGTACGATTAAAGTAAATTAACCGAAACGTCTTGCCTCTTTTTCCTCGAACGACATTTGTTTGGTTTGAATCAACAAAGCCTTCCTTAAGGACTTGAGAAACTTCATTACGTCTCCCGGCTGAATCATAGGATAGTGACACGTATAATGCCTTTTCGTACTGCTTATGATCCATTAAGTAGTTAATTAGAATATCTACTTGTTCATTTGATAGGAAGACAATATCTCTAACTGAACTTTTGGCTAAGCCTTTGATGGCTCGCATAGCATTAACATCATATTCGTATTCGTCTTCATCTTGAGTTGCGAACTCAAGTAAGTTTCTTATACTTGATTGAAGCCGATTGATACGTGCTGAAGACGTACCATTATCCATTAATACCAAGAAAAAGCGTCTAAATACACGCTTTTTTAAATCAAGAATGTAGACATTATTTTGGTTTTCTTCAATCCAGCACAAGAACCCCTTGATATCTGCTACATATTGATAGATAGTCTTTTCTGATTTACCAGTAGACTTAAGTTCAAGGACATAATCATCTAACAAAGTTTTACTTTCTGGGTTAACATTGTCCCAAGAAGCTTGCTTAAACAATTTAATACGTTTTGCCATTCTTAAATTACCCCTTTCAATTCTATGTAACCCCATTTTTCAGGGGTAGAGGAACCGTGAACGGCAAAAACACGGTATGTATAATAAGGGGAATCCCTTATTTTTCCTTTGGATAATATGTGATTGTCGGTGTAATTACTTTTGGCTTCTCTTCAACTTCTTGCTTTTGTGGCGCTGAATTAAACACAATATCCTTAATCTCATTGATATCATCTTGAATGCTTCCAAGAGTGTCGCTGATATTAACGTCTTTGGTATCTACCGGTTTATTATCAATAACACCTAAACCGACCATTAACACTAAGAGTGTGTTAATCAAATTACTAATAGTTCCGTTTAGCTCTGTACTGATTGATACATGGAAATAGGTTTTTGCGATAAATTCGCAACCAATAACAATCATAGAAAATACGGCCATCCAAAACTTATAAGAGCGTACATTAACTTTTAAATCATTTTTTATCTTTTTCATTTTTAAATTCTTCCCCTTTCATCTCATACATCCAATTCCTAAGACCGGATAAATCATCCTCAATTTTCTTAATTCTATTAGAGAGTTCTTCATGCTCTTTTTTATTGAGCCTTAAATCGCTCTTAACATCAGAATACTGTTGAATAAAAGTGTCAAGTTTCTTTTGCGTGATTTCACTTTGCTTTAAGAGAATTTCGATTTTATCCGTACTAGGCTTCATAATTACCTTCAACAATCCATATAAAACTCCACCAACTGCAATTACGGTACTAATTAGTGTAGTAAAATCACTCATATTACTTCACAACCAATCTCTGTCCTGGATAGATCATGGTGTTAATGGTCTTTCCATTTTTAGATGCTAATTGATACATTGTCATTCCATTAGAATTGGCAATACTCCACCAAGATTCACCATACTTTACAGTGTGATAAACATGACTTGTTGGAGTTGTCTTACTAATCTTTAATACTTGACCAACACTAATCCAGTTCACATTAGCAATGTTATTTAAACTTTGTAATGTATATGTTGTAGTGTTGTATTTATAAGCAATACCACTCAAGGTATCACCGTACTTAACTTTATAGGTCTTATATTTTGGCTTAGCAGCTGGCTTATTAGATACTTTTTCGATATTACTATCATTAATCCAACTCATAACTCCACCAAGTAACGAACGTTTGTTACCAGATTGGATAATCTTATAACTCTTTCCACGAATTGAACTTGGAATAACCTCTCCTGTAGCCCAATGTTTGGCAGTTTTTTTAATTCTTACAGTTTGTCCAACCTTGAACTTGCTATTAACTACAGGTTTTTGTGCTGGTGTACTTGGTTTAACACTTGGATTAGTATTCTTTGTGTAGCCATTATCAGTAATACCCGTTAAATCAACATCACCATCTAGCCCACCATAAACATAAGTTGAAGTGAATTGGTAGAGTGCAACTCCTGGCATTGATGGAAAGACGCCCCAATAAGGAACGCTACGGACTGAGTAATCTGGATATGCTGCAATCCATAAACTATTTGGAAATTCTTTCAAAATCCGTTTATAGTCAACATGTGCTAATGTGTACGGCTTGTCGCTGTAGTACATTGGAGTATATCCAGCCGCCTTAACTCTACGCATACCAGTTAAGATAGCGTTTGTATTGGCATTGATATCACCACTAGCACCATCTTCATAGTCCAATGCTACAATAGATCCTTTGGGTGTCTTAACCTTTGGTAAGAAGTAATTCATTGCTACATTGGCATTATATTGGCTACCACCAACTTGGAACCAGATATAAGTGTGCATACGTTTACCCCAAGCACGTCCTTGCTGTACTTGAGATTGATACGTATTTTGCCCATACACATATCCGTTATTAATTCCACCAATTTGAGCAATACCAAATTTATCTTTTGCATAACCAAACTTACCGCTATAACCTTGATAAATTGAAGTATCGACACCGTAATCTCCTTTAGCTGCATGGGCTTTAGGATTGAAACTGATGAACGCAAAAAAAGCCGCTAACACCGCAATGGTGGTAACGACCTTCTTCTTTTTAAAGAAATTCATATATTTGTACCCCTTTCTAATTTATGTAAACTACAAACGCTGTTATATCAGCGTTTGTAAGGGGTACTTTTGGAATAAAATATTCCTTTTATTCACCTAAACTATCAGCTAAGTTATCGGCTACCGTTTGAAAATCATTCCGATCTTTGCGTACCTCAACCTTATTCTTTTCATATAAGTCTTGGTCTGTAATTTGTGTTGATACCGATGTATATGATAGCCCTTTAGATACTACAGTTGAGAATGTTGCTACCTGTACACCATTAATCGTTGATGCACCAGTTAATGAGATACTTTGATTAGTTGATAATGCCATGTTTATCTTCCTCCTATTTGCTTTGTTCTGATAAAATAACTTTGTATGATGCTAATTCTACTTCTAATTGATTAACACGAGCCGCACGGCCAGATGCTAATTCTTGTAGAATTTTATTGTTGCGTTGTTCTATCTCTAATTGACTTTTTAATTCTTCAACTTCATTTTGTTCAGTCTTATTGTTTTCCACTGATTTCTCCTCCTAGGTTCTCAATCAATTTATTTCCAATAGTATTTTTTAAATCAGAAAAATTAGTTTTTAAGAATTCTTCTTCACTTAATAAAATGAAGCCTTCTGTATGTGTTCCATCTAAAAAAGAACCTGTATAACCGATTTTTCGTTTAGTTGTACCGCTTCCCAAATCAGCATTGTTAGAAACAGTAATTGTTGTTATCTGTAAGCTATTCATTTACTTGCTCCTTCTAATTTACTTAATCTCAATTCGTATTCATTTACTTTATCGTTTAATCTTCTAATGACAGATAAAAGTGGAACCCACGCTCTATCATATTGAATACCCTCTATTTCATGGTTTTTACCATAACTAATAAACATATCCAGACCAGCATCTCTTAGCTGTTCAGCAATGAGACCATAATATTCATCAATTGAAGATTTTTCTCTTTCTTCTCCTGTGCTTAATTGCTCTGCGTACATATCTACAGCACGCTTATCGTTCCATGTTGCTAAGTGTACATTTAACAATCTGTCACCCAGGGTTGTTTCAATATCCGGATTTTTAATGTTGTACTTATACTTTGAAGCGGAAGTTGATCGAACTAGATGACCATTTGCAGTGATATTGACATTTGCTGCGCCACTCGTTGTAGAGTCATATATGAAGTCACTTAAGACTGCTTCATTTCCAGCATAAGACCCAACTTGGAAACCGTAGTGGTTACCATTATTGCCAATTTGTAGACGCAATTCTCCATCACTTGGCCCAATATACTTAGTAAGCACACTAGAAGTTTGAACTTGTGGAGTTTGTAAAACGTTACCTAAATAACTAGCAATACCGTTCCTTGATGTGTAGTAATAACCCGTTGGATCTATATAGGTACGCTGTCCAACGTCAGCATCATTTTGTTTGAATAAATCTAGTTTGATATACCCAGGGGCAACTTCCGTCCATTGGGAGTTATCAATTCCGGCTTGGAAGGTGTAACCATCATTCATACCGCCCCATTTACCACCAACATAGGTTTGCATATTACCTTTGGATTGCAAAACACCATGGTCAAAGGTCAACGTCCCTTTATTTTTCTTTGGTAAGAACATCGAAGTTGGTTGCGTGTAATCAAAATCTTCGGTAAACGTTCCATTCAATCCAAGATCAAGCTGAGGAGTTGTCAACGTACTAGTATTTAAGTTAACAGACGTCAATGTTTTGGTGTTAATACCGTTCGCAATCAAATCATTAACATTAATCTTGTCAGCAGTAATACTGCCAGCAACAATCTTATTACCATTCAGATTCGATATCTTGGCATCATTAATAGCTGCGTTCGCGATCTTAGCGTTATTGATAGCTCCATCTGCAATTTGTGCTGTATTGATAGCTGCATTTGAGATTTTTGCACTGTTTATCGCACCATCTGCAATTTGTGCATTATCAACAGCCAAGCGTCCAATCTTAGCATTATTGATAGCTCCATCTGCAATTTGTGCTGTATTAATTGCAGCATTTGCAATCTTTGCTCCATCAATTGCTGCATTAGCAATCTTAGCATTATTGATAGCAGCATTGGCAATTTTAGCGTTGTTAATTGCTCCATCTGCAATCTGTGCTGTATTAATAGCTGCATTGGCAATCTTGGCTGTTCCAATTGTTCCATTTTGAATGCTTGTATTACCATTAAAGACAATTTTATTAGCATCCAATAAAATCGTATCGTTATTGATATTTACTTGTGATGAAGAACCGTCTGAGTTTGAAACCTTTAAATTAATATCGTTAATTGACGCTGTAATATCCGCTTTAGAAACAGAATCAGGTTGGTATACAGAAGCATTGGCTGAACTTGCCACAAGCATTGGTTGAGAGTACATTACATGACCACCAGTTCCATGTAAGTGATAACTAACAGCAAACCCAAACGCACCTTTTGTAACAGGAACATTTGCAACCGACAACTTTTGATATGTTCCAAGACTGTTATCAGCAACTATATCATGAAAACCTATACGAGTACCATTTTTATCAAAGAAATCAATGGAAGCGCTTGTTGTGGCACCAGCTTCTAAACTATATATCAAACACCAAACGTCGAAAGAAAACACTTGAGAATCATTAGCTAATCGAACTGGTTGTGAAACTGCATCAGTCCATTGATCCGCTGGTAAACCTGTTTGATTAATACCCATAGCGGAAGTACCATTGTGCATTGATGTAGCACCTCTTGAAACGTACCACACACCTTTATTCCATCCAGTGGCATTATTATTCAATTCAGAGTTAACAACCAAATTTGCTTTTCCTAAATTACTAACAGCTGCTTGCCACGCTGAATCTGTTTGAGAAACTTTTGTAGTTAAATTGCTAACTTTATTTGTTACGTCAGTTTGGACTCCTTTAATAGCTACATTAATTTGTGAGGTTACATCGGTGGAGTCAGCTTTCAGCTTAATTGCATTATTTAACTGGTCAATTTCGGTACTAGCTGCAAAATCTTCTGGGGCTGGTGACCAGCTCGCTGGTTTATTACCAATCACCAGCTGAACATTTTTAAAGGTTAAAGTACCTTTGAACGGCTTCATCACACCATGCTTAAACTGTTTCGATGCATTCTTCAAAAAATTTTCATTTACAGTAACATATGCTTCCACATGTCCGCTTGTATTAGTAGCTGATGGCAATATTCGTAAATCCTTTGCACCAATAGATCCTATTACTTTATTAACTGAGAACGGGGAACTTTCTAAATACATTTCAATTTGACCATAACTTGTCATATTTGAAACTTCCCAATCAAAACTCCACATTACTTCCATACCCTTTTTAAAAGGGGCCTTGTTCAACTCTCCAAAACTGTACCAATAATTAAAATCATATATATCACCAGCGGATGCGTCTATTGTCTTGGTGAATGGTGTGCCAGTTGCCAATAAATAGTTTCTTCCACCTACATTAATATTATTGACCGCATTGGTAACCGTTTGACTAATTAGATCAGCTGTTTGCGTTTTATCTGATTGATATTGATTGTTAGAAACTTTCTGGTCAATCAAATTGTTTAAAGTTGTAATCTGTGTTTGACTAGCTAAATCCTCTGGTGCTGGTGACCAATCAGTAGCTTTATTTCCTTTTTCAAGTTTTGTTAAAGATATCCAAGCTGTACCCGATTGTCCCGAATTGAAACCGATATAGATATTGGTTGTGTAAATATCGGCTGGCGTTTTAAACTTCCAGGCCGCTTTATGGTCACTAACAACTTGTTTAACAAACGGGTCTCCTGTCCCACTACCATGTTGAAGAGTGATTGGATCTGAACCATTGTTAAAAAGTTGTAATACATATTCTGTGCTTGGCTCTACTGGAACATTATCCTGTGCAATACCAAACTGGTTATTTTTATCGGCTTCTGTATTAATAATCTTAGCTGAATAGATTGCTTGTCTTGGCCAATCTCCTTCACCACCAGTTGGATTAATCTCTACCGTACTTGTTCCCATACCTTGTGGACACCAAATACGCCAATTATTCATCTTGTCATCGAATTTACTATTCTTAAGGAGGTTAGTAGCACCAATATCCATATTGTCGACTGTACTAATCACTTCTTGGTAACCATTATTTAGTGTATTAAATTGAGCCGTAGTTGAAGTTGATAATTTATCAACTTTGGAATCGACTACCGTGATGTTATCTAAAGCTTGTTGAGCACTATTTTTAGCGTCTGTAATATCACTATTAATCTGCGTTTTGGCCTTATTTAATTGGTCAATACTAGACTGAGCTTTATTTTGAGCGGTAGCTGCGTCTGCTTTAGCTTGAGTGGCATCCGCTTTTGCTTGGCCAGCTGATGCTTTAGCTTCTTCCCCAGTTTTTTTTGCCTCTTCACCAGTCTTTTGGGCATTATCTCCGGCGATTTTTGCCTCATTGGCTGTTTTCTTAGCATCTTCACCCGCTTTTTTTGCTTCGTCAGCTGTTTTTTGAGCGGCCTCTCCAGCGGCTTTTGCTGCTTCACCAGTTTTTTTCGCCTCTTCGCCCATCTCTTGGGCATTATCTCCAGCGGCTTTTGCTGCTTCACCAGTAATTCTCGCATCATCTGCTACTTGTTGAACCATATTTACAAATGCTTGAGAGGCATTCTTATCTGCCGTAGCAAAAACTGTGAATACACTATCTAAAGTATCTCTGTCTACAGTTGAAGTTCTATTCATTTCTTTGAACAATGGAGTTACAAATTTAGTTAAATTGCTCAAAGCAGAATCTAATTCTGCTGTAGGTAAATTGACGGATTTTAATTGTTCGATATCAATATTATAAAGCTCAACATCTTTGTCATATTCTTGTTTTAATTTTAGCTTTTCAGTAGGAGTAAGCTTGTTATCACTATTAATGTCATTTACATTTCCCGCTACTTTGTTTGCTGTATCTTGTGCATTTTCACCAATACGAGTGCTATCGTCAATGCTTATACTGCCTTGTCCAATTGAACTCATGCTACGTTTTCCTCCTCTCCACCAGTATCTTTGTCAATATAGTTCTTTTTGTCACCACTATCATCACGTACATTTAAACGGGTTTTAAAAAGTGTTCTATGAAGATAGATTGTGTCATTTTCTTTGGCTAACATTCCGAATCCTTGAAGCACATAGGCTCCGTTCTTATCGTGGTAGTAACCAATAGTTTCAGGTTCAAAATAGTTATCTACCCAGTTACTTCCGAACATATCCAGACGGTTTTCTATGTGAAACACTTCCGATTCCGTAACAACATTAATACAACTTAGAATTCGTGGGTCTTTCTTGTTTGCGTCACCAGAATTAATGAACATGTAAGGAAAATGAATATCGTTTGATTGCATAGTGTTAAAGTTAGGCTCCGTATTAGCCACTGGATTGAATCCAAACTGTTGAATTTTAAAACTGTAAATAGGATTCCATTTACCAGCAAGCAAATCTTCAACTCTTAATACTTCTACCGGTCCACCACCCATTACAGATAAAACCCAACCTTGTTCGAAATCACAAGCAATTCGTCTAAACCAATGTCCATCTAATCCCGGCATTTTAGCGATAACCTCTAATCCGTTACCTTGGTTCACAACCGCATTAGGTACCCATTTAAACCTACCTAAGGAAATATTGCCACCTGCCGTATTGGTCGATAATGTCCATATCTCTGGCACACCATTGACTAAATGTGCTCCAAAACTGCTACCATGTCCACCGCCTTGTACGACCATAGAATCAACATAAGTTCCATCTAATTTAAAACGATGATATTTAGTATCGCTTGTATTAGAACGATTTCCTTGTCCTTTTGTACCTTCTGTATATGCAACTGAAGTAACTAACATCTGATTAACTTCATCGTACCATTGGTATTGGAATGCGCCTGCAATGGGGTCACCCCAATGATCTTTTGGTAAATCTACCCGTTTTTTATCAAATAAGAGAGTGTTAGTCATACTAAGAGATAATTCCGCATCATCTTTTAAGTAGTCTCCCTCAATCGTGCAAGTAATGTTACCAACATCTCCATCATCAAGAGTGACCTGATACCCATCATCTTTATGTTTTTCTTCCCAATTCAAATCGTGTATACCAGTTACAGCGTTGGTTTTAGACCAGATAAAGGCTGATTTACTCAGGTAACTAGTTAAATTAGTACCGTCTACAAACACTCTAGCAATAATTGTTTTACTACTATCTTCCTTGCTCCAACTTTTTCCACTCGGAGTGATTAATTGGACTACTGCTTGTTTCTTTCCTGAGCGCAGTTCATCAATCTTTTTAAGAATTTGACTATTAATCCTATCTTCTAAAACACTGATATACCCAGGAACAATTACTTTAACCGTCGCAAACTCACCCAACACCACTTGACACTGAGAAGGGTCTGAGAAACTAGTTATTTTTTGGATTACTCTGGCTACTACTGTAAGCTTTGGATTCATTGAGTAGTCAATAATCCGAATAGTGTCGCCTAAGTCAGCATCAAAATCAGGACTAATTGTGATTGTGTAATTCATTCTTGGGTGATTAAAAATCTTCATTTGTGTCTTTGCCCATGATAACAACCCTTCAGCTGAATAAACACTTTGTGATTGAATCATACCTTCAAAATAAGTTCTTTCTGAACCATCTATTGGCGGATTATATAAATCATTTGCCTCATCATCTACAATATAATTCTTTCCATCATTAGCACTTTTGACCGTATCTTTACCATCTGGGTCTTGAATATATAGTTTAGTGAAAAGGTTTGTATCAACTACTTCACGTGTAATATCCATGATATTATCACCGTAGTAAACAGTTCTTCCCTCATCTTCACCAAACTTCTTTCTGAACTCAATCATCTTACGAGCGATTTGCCCATTATCATTCAGTAATACATAGGCATCAATTTCAAAGCCATATTGAGTGCACAAGTCTTGTAAAATTGACTGAGCATTACTTGTTCCATCAATTTCAAATGATGAATCACTAGTAAATACCTCAGAGTTATCATCAATTGACCAGCCCGTATTTGCTAGTAAAGTAGCGATAACTTCTTTAGAGTTATCTAAGCGACTAAAAGATTTTGCTGCTGGAATTTTTTTAGATAAATCATTAGCAGCGATATTAGTTCCACTAGCTGTAATTAAAACTCTACCTGAGGCATCGTGTTCTTGTTGAATTGTATTTAATCTCATTACATACCAGCGCCGATTTGACGGGTCTTGATATGCAATTGAGTTTCCTTGTGTTATTAGTTCAGAATCTTGGTAACCTGCTGGGACTACAATTTGATCCAGAGTATGTGACCAAGTTTTTGTGTTAACATTTCCGGCAACTGTCATGTAAGCTTGATTATCTGTAACATCATCTGTTGAGATATCACTGTCTTCATTAGCAATCGCACGTGTAAATGTATCATTGTAGAATGGGGTCCCGTTACCATCATTACTCAAGTGACCAACAATGTGTAAATGTTGGTCCAATATTGTTAATATAGCGTTATTATTCATTCAAACCCCTCTTTTTTTTGGAATAAAATGTACCTTTTATGTAATAAAAAAACTTCCAGATTAGAGGAAGTTTCTTCTTTTTATTGATATGCTGGACGATAAGTTATTCCAATATCTACCGAATCCCCAGGAGCCGGATCAAAGCCTACCGCTACGGTTCCGTTTTCTCGCTTATCGGTATTCCATGTTGGGTATGTTGACCCCATGGCCGTCTCATAATCGAATGGCATACCATTTCTATAAGTGTGCTTTCGTTCTGTATCAATGATTAACTCATCTCCAACTTGGAGAATATTAGTTGGTTTACCATTGTTCTCATTACCACCGTTAACAATGTTCCATATTTTTGCATCAGTAAAACTTAAATATGGTTCATGATAGGTTTTAACGGGGTCCCATCTATCTTCAGTAATATCCATTTTCCCCATGAATACCGCAAAAGTAGATAATCCAAAATCAAATTTTTTGTAGTCTGCGTCACTCATTGTCCAAGAACCTTCACATAAGACCTTTTCTGGGGACATATCACCTGAATTTATCTTAGTGACTTTCCATGATAGCAACTTTCCTACTTTTCTTATTCTAACTGAACCAAAAAAGTCGGAGAAAACACCAGTATTATTATCATTTTCAAGTTCAACTTTTTTTGCTTTCCAAACATATTTAGTCTTTTTTACTTTTTTTCGTCCCTCTTTTTTATAATAAGTAACTTTGACTTTCTTTTTAGATGTTAGTGTAACGGTTTTATTTTTGCCATTAACACCGCCATCCTTCCAATCTAACCAAGGTTTATTCTCACCACTACCGATAACATAATGAGCATTATTATTATCTGGACCTATATCAAAGGTCATTCCTGGTGTAACCCCAGATTTCTTATCTTTAATAGCAACCCTAGCCCTTCTTTTTCCATCACTGTCTAGTAAATAGACTTCGATTTTAGCCATGGCACGGTTGTAGTATTTTGTATGATGAAACCTGAATTCAAATTGCCAGTCTTTCGTAACGTTCGTTATTGGTGTGTGTACCATTGCTGGTCCATGCCAAGATCCTTCCACTTGAGGTTTGCCCCAATCTCGTCTACCATTGCCTGGGTTAGCCTTATCTTGGAAATCAACTGTCATGGCATTACCAGTGCCACGAAAATGTCCAGCATTATGTCCATTCACAATAGAGAAAGTAGTTGGTTCACCTCCTGTAAATCCAGCCATAGAATCACAGGGTTCATTTAAAATAATAGGCTCATTATTTTGAATATAATTTGGGTCATCGGCATCAAAATCTTTATCATTACCAACCGCAACATATTCATCACCTTTTACATATGCAAAATGTGGAATAGGTTTTTTCACATCAACATGAATAATAGGAAATGCTTCTGAATTACCTTCCACTGGGATTGAAGTAACTGGGTCTGTTATTTTAATATCCTTTTCTGGTAAATAACCTCGTGGATCTGCGCAAACGAATGTTAAAGTCGTTTGTGCTGTCCATGTATTTTCCGAAACAAACGCTGGATCCGGCATTTCAGTAAAATGTCCATAATACTCTGCTTTTTTAGGGTCATCTCCGAAAACAATTGGATAGAGTTGTCCGGGATCTTCAAACGGATCTATCAAGGCGTTACTTATATTTTCATGAATTCGGTAATAATCATCTGGATCAGTGGCAATAATTGTAATTGGAATTGTCCATGTTTTAGCACCATAGTTTGTTCCTAAATACAAATCTCCAAATCGACCAGGAATATCAACTGCTGAACGAGTTAACTGGGGAGCCAAGGGCTTCGAATAATGTCCAACTACAAAGCCAATATCTGAACTATTGATTCCCGCGTAACATATTTCCCAAGGCTTCATATTATCGTAAACTCTTGGGTCTACATCTTGTGTATCAGCCACATCGTCTCACTCCTTTTCTGTTTCTATGTAAAAAAGCCTAGGTTTCCCTAGACTTTTCCTGTCATTACAGCATTGTTTGTCTTTTTAAACTTATTTACATTCTTTAAATCGTTATGAATGTCTTTGATGTTATAACCAGTTGGTTTATCTTTTACTACCTGAATTAATAGTTTCAATAAATCATTAGTATCGTTACGCAACTGTTTAATCTCATCTAACAATTCAGAATTATCAGTTCCAGTGTTATTACCGTTACCATAAGAATCACTATCGCCCATATATCTAACAGCTTGATTTATTAATTGATAGGCACGGTTTTTATTGGTTAATGGCAATACCATTTCAGCCTTGTTCAGCTCTCCTACTTCAGCTAATTGATGATGATCAATAAAACCACCATTAGCATAGCGTCTATGTCCAGTTGGTCCCCATCCACCTGTGTGCACATCTCTCCGCCAATTACTATCATTGAACATTGCCAATAATTGGTCATAAGCATTAAGAATGTTGTTGTGTCCTTTCATTGCATAAGCATTGAAAGTTGATTGGATGAACTGTAGCAAACCTTTACTTGGGTGTCCCGCTTTTGCATTAGAATCCCAATTATTCACTACTGAAGAGCTACCACCAGATTCATGTTGGATTACAGCTTTAATAGTAGCGAGTTCCCCCGCACTTGGATTAACGTGCATAGCCTTTGCGGCTTTTTCAATCATGTCAACACTATAACCACCCTTATACGAACCACCAGTGACTTCTGAACCCCAATTTTTGCTAATATAAGATATTGCTTTCTTTCCTAGTTCCTTTTTAACAAGGGCTTCAAGACGTTTATCTTCTGCTGTTTTAGTTTGAGACGTTCCAGAGCCATCATCAGTTCCATGCATCTTGGTAATATCTTCCCAACCACTTGTTGTATACCCACCATTATGATGTGGATGATTTTTAGATGCACCAACGTGAACATGCGGACCAGTACCTAGTCCAGAATGACCTAACGTTGCAATTGCTTGCCCGGTTTTAACATTATCTCCAACAGAAACTCTAGCATTGTTTGCGCGTCCAAATTCTTGGTAGATTACATATTGTCCATCACTACCTTTTGTGATGATGTTGTACCCAATTGGTCCCCAGCCTGCAGGAGGTCCTCCAGCATAGATAACACGTCCACCGTGCATTGCATGAATTACGGCGCCTTGTCCAGATGAGAAGTCGTTACCATCGTGAACACGACCACCGCCACGGGAGGAACCAAATCCATCAGTGTGTGTCCAGCCAGCACCTGGACTGTGAAGCCATGGTCCTCCAGCTGCATTACCCATTGTTTCTGAAATTACGTTCCACAATGCTTTGTACCAAGGCACACCAGCTTTGTTTGTTGAACCTTTACTATTTGTTGTCAATGATGTTTGAAGTTTTGTCCCAATTCCGTTAGTAACTTTATTTTGAAAGTCCGTGTTCCAAGAATCTTGTGGAGATTTCAACTTAGCTTTAACAATCTTGTCAACTTGATCTGCATCCATGGTTCCACTTGCATGGGCTACCAATCGTCCAGAATTTTTAAGATTAGCAACTTGATTACCATTAATAACTGCTGAACCTTCCATCAATGGCATTACAGCATTACGCTCTTCAGGCATAATCATCTTACCAGAAGGTAGGACAACAATTTCCTTATAGTTACTACCTAGTGCATCATTAACTAAAGCCATTTCATCTTGTTGAATCTTGCCATCTGTACCAGTAGCATAGTGACTGATTTTTGGGAGAATGGAGCTGTTACCGCCAAATTTACCAATCAATCCGTTGATGTTTCCAATACCACCATTTAATGAATCAATAGAACCGTTAATACCATTTCTGGCATAACCTTTTAGTTTTGCAAACTCATTATCAAATGATTTAGAGACATTAGACCAATCTTTTTTCCACGTCTTGTAGATTGAATCATTGGCATTAGAAATATACTTCTTAAGGTCAGATTCTCGGCTAGTTGCATATTTGTAGATTGAGTCCATTTCAGACTTAGTATCTTTATAAATACCACTCCACGAAGATTTGAGGTCTTTTTTCAAATCGTCCATTCGCTTCGTGAGATTCTTACTCATATCTTTATAAGAATCTTCAATCTTTTTGGTGGTTTTATCCATCAATTTAGCCGTATCTTTATCATTCTTAGTTAAAGCTTTTTTATTATCCTTCTCGAATTTATTAACTTTATTGGCAGAATCTTTTAAAGATTTAGCAAACTTTCTCTGAGATTTCTTATCAACATTCAGAGAAAGGGTTTGGCTTTGCTTACTCCTCTTGTCTTTTGACTTCTGATTGACAAACATATTCTTACCTTGCTTGAGTTTCGCAAGAGATTGTGTTCCGAACATGTATTTGTCTTCTGTACCATTGGCATAACTGGGAAGATACTTGATATGTTGCTTAGAAAGGCCTTTTGTCTGTCCAGCTGTAAGGATATGTTCTCCAGCAAAAACCCTTGTGACTTCTGGGCCATGTTCACCAAGAATACGAGCCTTACCCGTACGCTTATTGTAGGCATATTCAGGACCCTCTTCACCAACAAGTGCATCATGATCTTTTTGAATCTCACCACCAAGAGCATGTCCCTTTTTCTTGCCACCGCCGATCCAACCAGTGGCTTTATCCCAGAGATTACCAACTGTCTTTGTGACGCTACCAATAGCATCTCCAATAGTATCAAGGACACCTTTTATAACACCCCAAGAAGCTTTTACGGCACCTTCCATCGTATCCCAGACGCCGGTCATAACTTTTTGAAGTCCCTTCCATGCGCTTGACCAATCACCAGTCGTGAAACCTTTGATTACTCCGCCAATGGTTTGGAAAATACCACCAAATATTTCTATAAACCCTTTGAATATTTGTACAAATCCTCCAATGGATCTATTAAAGACATTCTTAATTAAATCCATTGCTCCACGAATAACTGTCATCGCAAGACTAAATGCTTTTGAAAATACCGCTGCAATCAAGCCGATAACAGGTTTTAAAACACTATTAATGGCAGAAATTGTACTTGCAATGCTCTTGGCAATCCCGCCATTTTTTCCGCCAAAATATTTATTAACGGCTCTACTTAAGGATTTACCCATCGAACTAAAATCCCTACCTATGCTAGACAAGGTTTTCTTAGCCGAATTCCACATTTTGGTAAACGTCTTACCAAATGTTCTACCAATGAAACTACCTAAACTTCTGAGCGGTTTCATTATGACTTTTGTACCCCTAGAAATAGACCTACCAGCATTTTGAATTATTTTAGCAGCTTTTTTAATGGGGTTTCCCATACCCTTAAAGTTCTTTTCAATGTCCTTGAAAGCCTTGTTAGACTTAGAATTTTTTTTAGAACTTATTGGATTAGTAACCATTGTCCAGGCATCTTTAACAACTTTTGCAAGCTTCTTAGCGTTGGCTTTGACTTTCTTGCCCTGTTTGCTGGCGTCAAACATTGAACCAAGTTTAGATCCTATTGCGCCACCAGCTACCCCGCCAGCAATACCTCCGACTGGTCCGAGTGTTGAACCAAGAGCTCCACCAATCAAAGAACCAGCAGCAGAACCTACATTCTTACCACGATTTTTAGAGTTTCCTGTTAGTGCACCAATAGCAGCACCACCAATGGCTAATGGCATAACACCTCTACCAACTGCTCCAACACCCTTTAAGGCGGTTGGAATTTTTAACTTAGTTCCAATACTACCTAGTTTACTAAAAAATCCTTTTAGAATTGATGAGAATTTTCCTGTAGCTCCGCCAATTACATTTGTTGTTTTGGGAGCAACCTCGCCTGCAATACCCCAACCATTTTTCATTGATTGGATTGGATGTGCAATCATGTTAAACGGTGTTGCAATCGTATTCTTTGTGGCATTCCACATTGTGTTCATCATGTTTGGACGTTGACCAGATTCTTTTAGACCTCTTGTATCCTGAATCTGATTGAGCCATCCAGAGGGTTTAAAGGATTTATCAAATGCTTGTTTTTGACGTCTAGCTGAACGTCCACCATTAACTAGAACACTATCAGAATTTTCAACATCTTCAGCAACCGAAGCGGCTGTTCCGCCACCAGTCGGCCCCCCTTGCGAATCAAGGCGGTTCGATTCTTCTTTAAGTGTAATAATTTCTTCTAGTTCAGCTTTTTCTTTTTCCAATGCAGTTATCGTGGCCTTCGGGCCCTCTAAACTAGGTTTATTAAACTTACTATTAACATGACCCACTGCTTCTGATATCAACCCTAGAGATTTTAGTATGCCCCCTATCGTTAATACAACGGGAGCAAACGCCATCGCAAGAGCCCCTACAACAACTATTACTTTTTGAACGCCAGAAGGCATCTTAGCAAAAGCATTAATTATATTTGTGGCTCCTTGTACAAGACCTGTTATCATAGGCATCACGTTGGCCTGCATGACCATACCTAAATTGCTTAATGCCGCTTTCATCTTTTCAAATTGATTTTTGAAAGAATCCATGTTCTTTTTAGCTAAGTTATGAACATAATTGTTCTTTGTTGCATCTTTTACTCTGTCATTTAATTTACCAAGATTGTCAGCATTGTTAGCTAATATTTCACCAGCTTGCATTCCAGTGACGCCAAAAAGTGATTTGAATAAAACACCCTTCTCGTTTTTTCCCAAATCTTTTGTATGGTCATTCAGTATTTTCATGATATCCGACATAGATTTCATGTTACCATGTTGATCAACAAAATCTTTGGTGCTAAGGCCTAAATTAGCCAAAGCTTTAGCTCCGTTTGTAGTTGGATCAATTAAACTATTAATTACTTTACGCAGACCTGTACCGGCTTTATCAGCCTCTAGCCCATTATTTGAGAGTACGCCCAATGCACTAGCAGTTTCGGATAAACTGAATCCAGCTGTATGAGCTGTAGAACCCACATAACTCATAGCTACGCCCATGTCCGAGAAGTTTGCTGATGTGGCATCGGCGGCGTATGCTAATTTATTAACAGCATCTTTAGTGCGGTCAGTCATTACTTTTGTGCTTTTAAGTGGTTGACCATTTTTGTCCATGGTCATACCAAAGGCTTCCATCGTTTGAGATGTAACAGTCAATACGTCACTAAATTGGTCACCAGAAGCCTTTGAAGCCTCTAATTCATTCCTCATTGCACCCAATGATTGCTTAGAAGAGTAGCCACGTTTTACTAATTCTTCATAACCTTTTGCAATATCATTCTGGGATTCACCATATTCCAAAGAATATTTCTTGGCATCTTTTTGCATTGCTGTAACACCAGCAATAGATTCTTTAGCACTTTCACCTGAGGTTTGGATAATATTTTTAGTTTTTATGAAAGTATCTTGGAGTGTACTAGCGTCTTTATTACTTTTAACAAGAGCAGCACCAATACCCAAACTAAACAAGGTTGCTGATTGTCCAACAGCAATAAATTTGTCACCAATTGAACCCATACGCTTACTGAATGCAGCAGCCTTATCAGATGCAGCAATCATAGCGGCTGTATATCCACCAGTAACCTTTGAAAGTTGTTTATACTTAGCTTCTTGCACGCCCATCTTTGAGTTTAGCTTGCTTACTTCGGCTTCTTGATTTTTATACTCTTTGGAGGTTTCTCCGTATTTATCTTTAAGTCTTCCTAATTCAGCAACCTGTTCACTCAACATCTTTTTGCTGATAGAGTATTCTTGAACCAACCCTTTTAGTTTGGCATTATTGGCGGAGTATTGTTTACCCTCGGCCTCTAATCTTGAGACATACGCGTTAGTTACGCTATTAATACGAGCAATGCTTTCCTTATTAGCTGATAAGTTTTTATTCAACCTAGCATTTTGTTCAGCGACTTGTTTTTCTTCTTTATTTAACTTGGCTAAAGAAGTTTTGTAAGATTCTAATGCCATTTTTTCTTTAGAATAATCTGGCGAATCTTTACCTAAATCGTGTAATAGTTTAGACTGCTGTTTAATCAGCTTATTTGTTACCGTCCGCTGATTATCTAAACTTTTTAAATGTTGTTCTTGGGCTTCAGTTTCTTTCCCCTCTGCCTTTAATCGTTCAGTAACTAACCTGTCGGCATCAGACATTTCTTTGATAGATTTAGATAATCCATCAACACCTGATTGCAAACGTTTTAATTGTTTTGTTGCTTTTTCCTTTTGAGCTATGGCAGTTTGTTCGACACTCTCAGAATTTTTAAGCTGATTAGTTGCCTTAGAAACCATTGCCATGTTTTCTTGCGTAACTACCTTGTTTCTTTCAAGAACTTCTTGAATACGTTTTTGCATTAATGCTTCTTTTTCTGCAACCGCATTATGTTTCTCGACAGTCTTAGTTAACGCAAGTTCTTCATTGCCTAAATTTTTAGCAGCTCGAATTTGTAAATCGAACTCTTTTCTCGTCAAGGTAATTTGGCGTTTCATCTCTTGGATAGTAGGTGTAAATTTCACATCATCTATCTCCATGTGAAAAACCATATTACTTGATGCTTTTGCTCTGCTCAAATTTAAACCTCCTCTTCTTTGGGTTAAATTTGCCGTTTTTATGTATAAAAAAAGAAGTAGTTTTAGTTGCTACTTCTTTCCAACTCCAAGTCTTGATAACAACTCGGAAAGCTCTTTTGGTCTGTCTTCTCTCGAACGTGCGCTCATGCCTTCCAACATTTCGTAATAATCAGTATCATCAAAGTCGTCTATAGACAATCCTTGTTGCATTAACTGATTTTGAAGATAATACACGTCTTCAAGCATGTCAGACCACTTTATTTTTTTACTGGTTCTCCATCATCTTCATTTTCCGCTTCATCTAAATGAAGTAATTTAGACAACACTTCTTGAAGTAAGTCACCAGTTTCTTCTTGGTCCAAATCTTCTAATTGTTCTTGTTGCTTTTCATTCAAGCGAAGAACTGTTGAAATGAATTCAGTTGTAGCTTCTTCGATTTCTAATAGACCCGTAATGCTTTCCATTGCATCATCGGAATCAATTTCTGAATTTTTAGCAAACTTGATTTGTAACTTCATTGCCAGCTTCAAGTTACGATTTGATTCCTTTACTTCGATTGGTTTATTAATTCCTAAGATTTTTGCGTTAATTTTTACAGCCATTTTTGATTACCTCTTTCTTCTTATATGTAAAAAAGAGTAGAGAAATTAATCTCTACTCTTTAAGCTATTCAGCATCAAACTTAGCCCCATCTTTTGTTGGGGTTATTTTTACCCCAGATGGGGGTGTTATTTTGACGCTGGAGCTGCTGGAGTTGATGTGTAACCTTTGAAGATATCCTTAAGAATGTCTTCTTCCTTATGAGTTTCATCTTCAACATACATTGCATATACGAAACCATCACTATTACGGTTAACAGCACTAAATGTGACAGAATCTGTGGCACGGTTAACTTGATCTTGGTTGGTATTAAGACTAACTTCTTCTGGTCCGAACTTACCTTTATATAGCGCAAAGTGGATAGGATGTTTGTCACCATCTGTTGACACTAAATCAACAACAGAGAATGGTGGTTTACTATCCTTACCTAACTTGTATGCTCCTGTAGCTGCGTCATAATCCATACCAGATAATTTCCCAAGAATTTGCATAGGAATATCATTGGCAGCTAGTGTTAATGAAACAGCACCAGTACCTTGAGCGATGATATCTACAACAGCATCAGAACCATAAACCTTAGTTTGTGTTGGAGCTAAACCTGTAATTGCACCAGAAATAACACCCTTACTAGTTGAAGCATCAATTGTGAAAAGACCGTTTTCACTAAGTCCTTTTTCGGCGCCAGTAATAATTTGCTCTGTGTCTTTATCCATCAGAGCTGTAATTGCTTTTCTAAAACCATACTTTTCAGCCATTTATAATTACCTCTTTCTTTTTTGTATGTAAAAAAAACGCTGTAACCCAAAATTGGATTACAACGCTTTTGTTTGATTTAATTGATATGTTGAATAGAGGCTGTGTGTTTCTGGGTCTAATACCGAACCCAGCGACACTCCTGGACACCATCCATTTTTGAACGCATACATTAAAACAGTATTTTCGATGTCTTCTGGCTCGTTTGCATAATCAAGCGGATAAAAAAACTGAATCTGAACCGTGTTTACACGGGAGTGAGGCTGGTTACTGCCAAACTCTTCAAATTCAGTCATTACATCGGTTAATAAAATCACGATTTTATCTTGCACATGTTCCCTATATGGACTTGGGACACGGTGTGCAAAGATAAATTCTGGTTCGATTCCATTAATATTACTTTCTCGTAGCAACTTTTTTAAAGTATTGGCTGCCAACTACTCACCCCCTAAAACTTCCTTTGATTTTTCGGCCATCATTTCAAATGCTTCATCATGATCTTCAGCACCAAGTGCCTCCATAAAGTGTTGACCATTCTGCCGATACGTTCCATTATTAACCCAGTGTGCAACTGCTACACCATGTCTGCTAAAACCAACGTCAGTTGATCCATCTGCATATTGATGTGGTTTATGAGTTACATAATCTGAAAAATGTCCTTTAATTACATACTTCCGCCCATCACTATATATGAGCATATTTGGTAACTTAGAATTATATCCGGCTTCTTTAGCAGCGACTTTTAGCTCCTTTTCAACAACTCTGGCACCTGCTTCAATAATCTTTGATTTTTTACGGCCATCCATTTCCATATTACTTAGTTGTTGTAATACGTCTTCCACTCCAGTAACATTTTCTTCCATATTAATTTCTCCCTGGATGTGGTTGCTTTCCGTTACCTTCCCAGTGTTGTAGTGTAATGAAATGCTGGTCCACTAACTTAGTTACGCCTTCTTCAACCTGTTTTACCTTATAAAACTTGCCATTGAAACGAACTGTATAGGTATCTAAATCCATGAATTCCGAGATTTCATCATCACGAATCTTATTAACAACTAAAATAGTATCGGTTTTAACATCAATACCAGATTGCTTATCAGTCATACCAGGTTTATTGTCTTTTTTAGCAGCTCTTCGAGTAAACTTAATTACAAAGTTACTATCATCTTCAACATATAAACCGTTGGGAAGTTCCTTTGTTCCAAATGTTCCAAACTCTAGCTTATATTTAAATCTCCATCTATCTACATTTCTGGCCATTTACTTCACCCTAACGAAGGCTTTCTGATTGAACCAATCAACACTTTTAAACCAGCATAGCTCCTACTATCAGAGGCCTCTGTGGTATCACGATCAAGGTAATAACTTGTGGCCACCGAAAGAATACAACGGTCTTTAATAACTTCTTCGTTCTCAGAGAGAGTTACTCCTTCTTGATTAATAAATGTTTCCACAAACGCTTTGGCTTGCGGTAGAATTACTAATTCAAGAAATTCTCGTTCACTCTCTTCTGCGTTCAGGTTATCCATTAAATTTTCAACTGTTACAGACAAAAATGAACACCACCCTTACTTTTTATGTATAATAATGGGTTTCCCCATTATTCAGCTGCTACAACAGTTACTGCGCATGATGCAGTAAATCCACCATCAGCAGTAGTTGCCGTGATGTCAGCTGTACCGGCAGATACGGCTTTTACCGTTCCATCGGGAGCTACTGTTGCAATTGCTTCATTTGACGATTTATAAGTTACAGTCTTGTCTGTTGCATTATCTGGTGCAACGGTTTCTGTTAACTTGGTTGTGTCTCCAACTTTCATTGAAGCCGTTTTTTGTGAAAGCGTTACGCCAGTGACAGTCACTTTAGCTTCTGGAACTGTAAATGCCGGAGCATCTACTTTATCAGATGTTTGTGTACCGTCCGTGTAGGCAAGTTTATAATCACCAGCAACTACTTTGGTACCAGCAGCGATACCTGTTAAGGTAATACCATTAGTACCTAATTCGCCTGTGGAAATCTTTGTCCCATCCTTTTTGAATAGGACTAATGATTGTTTACTTCGGTCTTCTGCCACTTAGGCACCCCCTTATTCAGCATTAAAATTTGCCCCATCCTTAGTTGGGGTTACTTTTACCCCAGATGGGGGTGTTATTTTGACGCTGGAGCTGCTGTAGCACCTAGCAAGAATGCGTCAGGATTTACAACTGCACCATCCATATAAGCATCCATGATTACAAGATGAGTACCAGCAAGAGCTTGTTGAGTATCTTGTGTTACGTGCATCAAGTTGATACCTTTCTTAATCATTACGGCATAACCTTCTCCAAAGTTACCGTATACAAGTGGTGTAGCTGAACCATCTAAAGCATCATCAATATATACTGGTGCGCCGAACATCTTGTATTCTGGCTTACCATCAACAATATTTGAAAAGATTAGATAACGTCCATCACCATCTTTTAACTTAGCCATAGCTTGGAATACAGCATTAGAAACTACCCATGCTGCACCGGCTTGATAACTTTGATGAAGTTGTGAATAGAATTGAATCAATTCATCAACTGTTGGAACTTGACCAGCGAACGTAACTTTCTTAACGCCTTCGTCCTTTGTGACTGAGCGGAAGTTATTTTCTGCTTTTTCGCCATTCTTTGCACCAATTAAAATACCTCGTGAAATAGCACGTGCAATTGAGCGTGAAACTTGATCTACAGCATATCCAACAACATCAATAGCTGAATCATTAACTAATGATTGAGTGAGCTTAAAGTAAGCAGCAACACGATGTTGGTCTAATACAACTGGTGTAAGTGAGTTAGTGATTTGTGGAGCATTTTCACCTTCACCAATGAATCCTGTATCAGCTGATGCTTTGTCTTCACGAGTAATTGAAAGACGTCCATTAGTTGATTCGTAATGTTTTGACATAGCAAATACTGGTGAAATTTGTTCCAATTTAGCGATAACCTGGTTATAAACTGTTTCACTAATAGTAATACCACCATTACCATCTGTACTTGGTGCAGCATTTCCTGCTGTCATATCTGATGCTGAAAGTGCATCACGAAATTCTGGTGAGTTTCGTAAATATAAGTCTTCTAAATCACGTGTTTCTTTTTCCAATTCTTCATCCTCTTCCTTGTTATCTTTCTTTTCTACTCCAATTTCGTTTTCAAGATTTGTTCGATCTGATCGAATTTCTTCGATAGAACCGATTTCATCGTTCAAAACTTCAATATGTGAGCGATATTCTTTTGCAATTTCTAATTCTTGGTCTGTTAGTCCACGCTTTTCTGCCTTAGCATTTTCGAGTAATTTCTTACCTTCAGAAGCTAAGTTGTTACGCTTTTCTAAAAGCCCTTTTAAGCTCTTCTTCATTAATGAATAAGCCCCTTTCTAATTTGTTTGTTTATCAAAAAAGACAGCTAACTCCGTCACGTCTTCCAACGAACGAGATTCTGTCTTTTTACCTGTTTCTGGTTTTTTGTCTTCTGAACGACTGTCCGTATCTGTGTCAGAATCATCCGGTGTATCATCGTCCCGTTTTTCTGAAGCCTTATTTTTGCTTTCAAGCAAACTGATAACCTTATCAAGTTTTGCGCTTAGACTAGCAATTCCATCTTCATTGGCGCGGTCTTCTTTGACTTCTTCCTTTTTATTGGAATCGCTTTCATTTTTAGGCGCATTTGTGGTGTCTTTAGCTGGTTCACCATCGTTCTTCTTTGGGCCCTTGGTTTCAGAACTTGTATTATCGTTCTTAACTTCAGTGTCTTGAGTTTGATTATCTTCTGTTTTTGGGTCAACTTTTTTGTTGTCTTCTGGTTCTTTAGCTTTCTTATTAGCCATTGATTCACTCTCCTTATTTCTATATTCTTTTGGAATTTCAATGTCATTAATCTGTTCTATTCCCCTAGCCTCAACACTTGAAGATTTATAGGCTGGGTGTCGTACTGCTGAAACTTCAAATAATTCAATCGCTCTAATTGTTCTTAGTGGAAGTCCATCATCACATGTACTCCAATCTTGGTCTAAAACAATCATTCCGAAAGAAAGTCCTTGAATGATTCCATCAATAATAAGTTGGTAAGCATCTTTGCCCCAACTAGTAGGCGAAATATTAGCGGACATAAAAAGCCCTTTGGAATCTTCATTGAGTTCCAAAGAGCTATTCTCTGTAGTTGCTAAAATTTTAGTAGTGTCATGCTCGGCTAGAAAATCTACCCTATCAGCACGACCTAAGGCATTATTGAAAACACCCTGTTCAATTGTTTCTCTAAAATATTCTCCATTACTATTTATAATGGGTTCAGATAACGAACCTGTTACATTAACATATCCAGAAACACTTAATTCTTCATTGTCATTCTGGTGTAGCTGAATGGGTAACGTTCGAATCTCCATTCTCTTGAGCTGTGTCATTGTTTACAACTTCCTTTTCATCAGTATTTGTATCTACCGATTCTTTCGGTTCCTCTTTTATACCAACTTCGCCAGTAGTCATCGTTTCTCCTGTATTAGGGTTAATCAACTCTTTTGTGTTAATGTCTAATAACACTGAACCAGTTGTTAAACTCAAATGTTCTGGAATATCATCACGTACAGAATTACCGGTAAGTCTACGAGCTTCCACATTGGTAATAATTCCAGCATTAAACTCATTGATAGCCGTTTCAACACGTTCTTTAGAAGTTGACTTAATTAATGAGCTTGTATCGAACTTAAATTCAAAGCCCTTATCTTTTTCATTTTCAAGAAGCAGTGTGTTGTTAGCAGCTGATTCGATAGAAACTAAAATTGGAGATAAACAATATTGCATGAAATACAAATTATTAGCTTCATTTGAATCGTATTTATTAGCTGCACTATTAATCATTGATTCTGGAATATTAAACATTCTAGCAATATCTGCTAAAACACTCTTTTTTTCATTCGTTAAGTCCAATGAATTTGGATCCATTGTAATTGACTTAAATTTAAGACCTTGTTCAAGAATTAATGTTTTACCAACACTTTTAGCTCCCGAATAAAGTGAGTGCCAATCCTGTCTAAGCTTGGAGACCGTATCATTGCTGACCTTAGAATCTGTTTCCAATACAGAAGTTGGCATAACACCGTTATCCATTAAATTAGTTTCGTAATTTTGCTGGTTAAGAGCCAATCTAAGCGTTTTTTCGTTGTTTTTAATAACCCCTCGACCGGTAATCCCATCGTCTGAATCACGTAAAACACTAAAAAGTAAATCATCATAAAAATCAAAACTTCCTGATTGATTGTTTAATGTCACAATTCCATATTTACTATATCCATCATGGGAATAGGTCTGAATCGTTAAATCTTTGGTATCTAACGGATAGATTCCGTCAATTTTATTACCTTTTCGCTTAATATAAGACTTAGAAGCTCCATATAACAGCACATCTCTAGCAATTTTCCGCTTAAAATCATAACCAGCAAGGTTTTCATTGGCTTCTCGGTTTAACAAAGTTAGCCGTGGATCCTCAATAATTTCGTTTAAATCACCATTTTCTCTTCGTGAATAGAGTTTAATGTCTAATTGTCCAATAGAACTGGTAATTAACTCCATAGCAGCTTCAACAGCTGGAATAGATAATACTTCATCTTCAGTTAATCCGGCTGTTTCTCCTTGAATAATAGAAGAAAGTGTCATATTAACCGTTGGATTATATGTCGTGTTGGTGAGCATAGCATCATTACCAGCTTTTTTACTGCGTTTTGGACTTTTACCAGTTAATCCAAAAAATCCCATTAAATCTCCTTTCTAATCAGATTACATAAGACATAATAGTAGAATTTCCGTCAACAATATCCTGATTCCAGAGCACTGTTGAATTACATAAAGCTGCTACCATATCAATTTTTCCGTCTGATTGTTTCTTATTTAGGTAGTATGCTAATTGAGCATTAACCACCATTCGTGCATTTAAAAAGTTCTCTTTAAGAAGATCATTCTCCTCATAAGCGAACTTTGTTTGTAGTATTTGTTCTTTTAAAAGTTTGGTACCTTCATATAAACCAAAAGCATTCTGCCTTACTTCGATCACTTGATATCCATGATTGGATAACCTTTGAACTGTAGCAGCTGCATTCCACTTATCATATCCGATACCCTTAATTTTCACTCCGTATGTGTTTTCCAAACTCAATACAAAGTCTTCGATTGCATTGTAATCAACAACTGTGTCGCCACATGCGAATGAATAACCTTTTTCAGTCATTCTTGCATAATCGACTTTCTCGAATCTTGTCTTTTCTGATTCTTTCATCTTAGGATAAAAGGCCCACGATTTCGCATAAAGCGTATTATCACTAAAATCATAAGAACTCATAGACACCGCAGTATTATCATCTGATTGCGATAAATCTAATCCAATATATACTTCTCGGCCATTCCAGTCGATTGATCCATCATCAACTTCACATTTAACCAAGTCTTCTTCAGAAACATATTGTTCTACTTCGTCACCATTGATAAAAATGTTCATGTGCTTGGTTAGGAAGTTTGCACGCTGTTCTGGTGAAATCACAGCTAAACGTCTCTGCTCTATCAAGAAATCCTTGTTTTCAGGAATTTCGATAGCTAATGGATTAGCTTTAAACAGCTCTTCGTCTGAAGTAGCCCATTCTTTGGGGTTGTCCGGACGATACAATAAAGCAAACTCAGTTTTTATATCTTCCTCACCGCGAATAATCTTCTCAGCAACATCAATTTCCTGTGTCATTGGATTGTTTAGCGTTGGATAGGCTGTTGAAATCAAAATACCTGTTCGATTAGTGATACCCATTTGTGAAGATACCATTGCTTGAATAGGATATGATGACGAAAGTGCCCCAACTTCATCAGCACAGAAAACGTTAGCTAATCTCGTTTCTGTTATCGCTAAGTTTTTTATCTTAGCTTCTATATGTCACCATATAGGTCGGCATAAATTTTCACCCTGAATAAGGGGTCGGGTCCTCGTGGCAGGATTATATTCTCAAATAAGAGTTTCACCTACTATGCTCTACATTGTCCATCAATATTTAGTTGATGACTTAACTCGGTATCTTCTTACATTGATGCATAAGGTTTCTACCGATTTTACCCGATTTTCTAATAGCTTATTACTAAGCTATGACGGCGAATTAGTTTACCGTCCATTCTGTTATTAGATGTGGCAAGAGGTTTAAATACACTCTTAGTTGGTTTACATCTAATTTCACTCTTCAAAATTTCAAAGTGTTTTCTCAATGCTGGTGAAGAATCAATTAACTGTCCCATCATATCTTTAATCAATGAAGATAATTCCAAATCTGGAGCAACTGAGAATAAATTACTATACTTAGGCTCCAATAGTAAAAGCAGTATGAAAATGATAGCGGTTAAAAAAGTTTTTCCATTCTTTCTTCCAATAAGTAGTACAGATTTTTCATATCTACGTTTCTCATGATCTGATTTCATCTTCCAAACTAAAGCGTTCATAAAAAAGAACCACTGGAATCCTTTTAACTCAGTACGAGCTAATTTCCCAGCGGCTACACCTGATGGCATTTTAATTAATTTAGTCATTTCTGTAATTTTATCTGCAAATTTAAAATCAAAGAAATAATCATTATCTTCTGGATGTTCTATGTCTTGGATAAATTTATCACACACAATTTTTATATCTTTATTGGCTACAATATCACCATTTGATACTCCATATGCGTATTGATAAGCTGGGTGTTCTCTGAATCCTTCTAAATTATCAAAGGACATTGAATCACCTCTCTATGTATAAGACTGATACCCCTATCAGCCTAGAGCCTACGAAACTTATTTACAACGAGATGGTAAGGATTTGCACCTTACAACTAGCCACTGGGTATTTTTGCTAACTCAGTGAGGTTGGTCTCCGCAGAGATTATCAATCTCACTGTGGCTTTACCTATTCCGCCACATCTCACCTGGTAGTTGTCCCCGATGGTTTCCGAGTAGGACTTATGCTGACCTCTCCGCCAGACTTCTTTTGTGTTTGCTCCGTAGCTACCAACTACGCCAAACACACCGGTAATAAGACAGCAAGGAATCGAACCTTGCACGCTTCCAAATGCAGTTTACCCGCAACGTAGATAGTAGGATTCGAACCTACGACATTCTGATTAACAGTCAGACGCTCTAACCAACTGAGCTACATCTACTTAATATTCCATTGGAGTGAGTAATAATGTGATTAATCGGAGGCGGAGGAATCATGTCTCCAATGGAATATATGTATACCAAGACAAATGCCTTGGCTTTAAGGAGTGATTCAAGCTTAAAACCAATAACCCTAGCTTGAAACGTTGAAAAAATCACAAAAAGACGTGGGTTTTTTATCCACTATAGTGGACTTGGACCTAACTATTAATAATACCTAGAACTTCATCTTCAGCTTCTTCTTGATTTTGCATTTGTAATTCAGCTAACTGTGCTCTGGCACTAGGACTTAATCCTAATTGAGTGGCCAAAGTCTTAAATAAATTAGCATACTTGTTATAAGTATTGACCGCTGGATGTTCTTTTTGAACTGCGTTCCCTGTGCGATCCATAACAGTAATTATTAATCCTTCTTCGTGGTAAATTTCAGCTGCTCGCTTCATTTGAGCCAAACTTTCAGCTGTTTGTTCTACTAACGGAATATCTAAATCAGCTAAAATCTTTGATGGTTCTAGCTTTTCAACGATAAACTTATAGTATTGTTTACCATACTCGTCTAATGAATCAGGTATCTCAGTATAGATTTCTGAATCAGTACCTTTTAATTCATCTTCTAATGCTGCTCTCTGATCTAAATGCTCTTTAGTTTCAGACTTACCCTTTTTTAACATTGCTGGTTTTCTATTTGCTGGCATCTTCTCCCACCTTTCCGAGATGGATAGTATTATCCATTTCTGGTGGATTCCATTCAAAATCTATTCCATCAAGTCCGAGTTCTAAATTACATTGTTTACAAACAGTAACAACGTTTGATTCATCAAATACAAGTTCGAGATTTCTAATTCGTGGAATAATGTGATGAACTTCAAGGTCACCGAATACGTATTTATTGTATTTCGCCTTACATCTTTGACAATAACCACCATCTCTTAAAATTATTTTCTTTCTAAATGAGCGCCACTTTCTATTAGCGATTGCAGCGTTTGCTTCTTTTGTAACTTCCCTATGCTGTTTCTCTTGTCTACGTTTTTCCTGTAACTTACCATCACACATGTGTTTTTCAAGCACTGAGAATCGTCCATTACAATATTTGCAGATTTTCATAACAGGCATTATTCTTCACCTTCGTAATCGTCAACAAAGTGAGCTGTATCATCGAAAACAGTTCCACACCAATCACAAGCATGAGGGTAGTAATCATCTTCTATTTCATCGTAATCGCAGATTGTGGTTGCCCCACAATATCCACACACTAAATCTTTATTCATATAAATCGTTCCTTTCGAAAAATTAGGAACGGAAAACTTTTTCGCTATCTATAACATATAGGGTGTAACTCGTGAAAAATTATAAGGTTTTTGCAATTCTTAAACAAATCTTAACATTTATGAATAGTCCCAAAAATATACATTTTAACACAAAAGTTGATTTGGTACTTCCCGTATATATATGAGGTGCGGTGGCATTAACAGAATTTTCATCTTTTTTTATAAATCACCCCCCGCCCTTTAAAATAGGCATTTCCATCGATATTAATTTTTAAAAAATCATATTTCTATGTTTTGGTTTGCCCTAATTTTTGCACACCTATCCCACTATATAAATATTCATTATTATGTATAAACATTCAATATATGCATAACAAAAAAAGCTCTAGCCGATTAGCTAGAACCATATATATTTTTTATTTCATTTTTCATTTTAATTTTGAGATTATAAAAGTCTTGACCCTCCACCACAAGCAAGACACTAGCACAAGCATAGTCATACCATGCACATACATCAACATAATACCCTGATACTATAAGGTAAGCACATAAGCAACTAGGCATAGACACCAAGGCAAGACACTAGCAAGGACAGAGCC